GGGCGCGTTGGCCTCTACACCGCCGGCCTGACGAAACGCGAGTGGCTTATCGGCCAGGCGTTGCCGGCGATCATCCTCGATTGGATGCAGACCCACGAGTGGAAAAGCGGCGACGCCGTCGAAATAGCCAATCGCGCCGCGGATGCGGCCGACGCCGTTCTCGGGCTGCCGGACTACCGCACGCTTTGCCGGCGGGCGCTGGGCGTAATGAAAGATAGCCGAGACCCAAACGAGTTGGAGGCGGTGATACGGGACTTGCGGGATGCGTTGAAGTAACCCTTTTTCAGGAGGTTGTGATGAAGATTGAAATCGACGTTGAAACTGGCGAGAAGGTCGTGACGCTCAAAAAGAGCGAGGCGAACGCACTGAGGCTGTCGGAAAAGTTGTGCCACCAACTGAGCGAGCGGCTCGAAGACACGGACGCCGGAGAGGCGGGTGACCTATTGGACGGGATTCTCGGGAACTACGTCAAGGACGGCGAGCCCGAGCCGGAGAAGGTGGAGGCGACGGAAGCGAACTGAGTGAATCACGGCGCGGTTGCTGGCCGGGAGGTCCGGCGGGTGACGGCGGACAAGAACGAAAGGAAAGACCGTGAAAACATGGGTTCCCTTAGCTCTTCGGATTCTGGATAAAATCGGCCCAGAAGATGACAACGGCTGTTGGCCCTGGCTGGGCATCAAATCGAGCGGTTACGGTATGGTTAGCCGTAACTACCTCGACATCAAGACACGGATGGCTACTATAACCCACCTGGTTTATGAATCGCTTGTTGGACCGATTCCACCAGGCCACGAAATTTGTCACACCTGCGACAATCGTCAATGCGTAAACCCTGCCCATTTGTTCGCGGGAACGCGGAAGGAGAATCTTCAAGATGCCGCAACTAAGGGAAGGATGGGGCGTGATATGCACGGCATCAAAAACGGCAATGCACGTCTCAATGACAAGCAGGTTTTGGAAATTCGTCGGAGATGGGCTGGTGGAGAAAATCAGCATTCAATCGCCAAAAGATTTGGAACCACCCCGACAAATGTTTCCATGATTTGCACTCGACAAACATGGAGCCATATCGCTTAAGAAACACCGTACCGCAGTCGCGGCTGGGGGGACCAGTTGCGACGGGTGCTTTTGGAGGTTTGCTTATGATGTTAGAAACTTTTGGAACTGGACAAGGGTATCTCAAGGCTGGATTTCTTGGGTTTCCAAAGTCAGGGAAAACCTACACCGCAGCTTTGTTGGGATGCGAGGTTCGCAAACGATTCAACCTTTCTGAACCGATAGCGATTTTCGACACCGAAGCAGGCGGCGAGTATGTCGTTCCGATGATTCGCAAGGCCACTGGAAAACCACCCGTCGGGAAACGCTCCCGGTCGATGAGTGATCTTCTTTCGGTTGCCCGCGAGTGCGAAGGGGGTGCGGCGTCGGTGCTGATCGTAGATTCCATCACGCACTGCTGGAGAGAGGTCTGTGAAGCATATCTCAAGCAAATGAACGATGTTAGGTCCGCTCAGGGTCGTCCAATACGAACCCGTCTGGAATTTCCCGATTGGCAAAACATCAAGTCTCGCTGGGCTGTTTGGACCGATTTCTACCTCAACTCTCGGCTGCACATCATCATTTGCGGCCGTGCCGGTTATGAGTGGAACTTCGAGGAAGTGGACGATTCAGGAAAACGCGAACTCGTCAAAACCGGGGTAAAGATGAAGGTCGAAAGTGAATTCGGTTTCGAGCCTTCACTTCTAGTCGAGATGGAACGGGTACAGGTTCCGTCGGAAGGGAAGGACCGTTTTACCTTCACCCATCGTGCCCGCGTACTTGGAGACCGTTTTGGCGTGATGGACGCAGCAATTTGCGACAATCCAACCGGCCAGTTTTTCGCTCCTCATTATGATCTACTGGTTTCCGGTGCATCAAACGTCGTCGATACATCCCTGAAAACTGATATGGGAATTGACGACAGCGGCGATGCGAAATTTCAGGTCGAGAAACGACAGAAGACGACGCTCTTGGAAGAGATCCAAGGCGAGATCGTCAAAGCTTTTCCCGGGCAGTCAGCCGCGGAGAAGAAGAACAAGGTGGTCGTCCTCGAAACCATCTTCGGCACGAAAAGCTGGACGGCGGTCGAGGGGCTCAAGGTCGCGGAATTGGCCGACGGGCTCAACCGTCTCCGGCAGCACCTCGGCGGAGAGCAGACCACCGAGGAACAAGCAGCCGAAGTTTTCGGCGGAAAGGAGTAGTGCAGCATGGCAGACTCAATCATGCCCGGCATCTACCCCGCCGAAATCGTCAAGCACTGGTGGGAGACGAGCCGTTCCGGAGACCCGGTTCTCGCGTTCACCTTGAACGTCCACGAGCCGGAATGGGGCACGGAATACCCGATGAGCCACCGGGTCTACTTCACGCCGAAGGCGGCGGGGATGGCCCGGGCGCAATTGAAGCTGCTTGGCTTCGACTCGGACGCTCAAGACCTGGCCGACATCGGTGAATCGGTGTCGTTCGAGGGCGTGCAGGTCGAGGTCACGGTCGATGAGCAGACCTACCAGGGCAAGTCGCAGGTCCGTGTTGCCCGGTTCGGCGGCAAGCCGAAGCCGCCCGAGAAATCGGCACTCGCCAAGGCCACCCAGGCGTTGCGTGACGCGAAGCGAGTGAACCGGGACGCCTACAGTGATCCGGTGGAGGAAACGCCGCCAGCGAAGCCACCGGAGCGTAAGCGGGCAGAGAAGCCGCCCTACCCGGACCCGAACGCGATGCTGACCGAGGCGGAGGCGGCGGCAGAGCAGGCAGGATCAGACATTCCCTTCTAAGGAGGTAAGTACCGTAGCGACTCCGGCGGCTCGTAGCCGTCGGTGCCCGGGGTAACAGGGTATCCCGCCCCGGGCTTTGGAGCGTGTGGCGGGCACGGCGACCCGCTGAGGAAGTCGGTATGGGACAAACACGGCATGGCGACTCCGAAAGCCTGTTAATAGAAGCCGGTTCGACTCCGGCCCGCTCCACTTGGCAGTAAACTCGCCACGACGGAATGTAGTATGCAACGCAAAGCAAAAACGAACGAATACAGGGACATTCCAACGCTCTGGGTTGGAGTTCGTAATGGTCGCAAGGCGTTTGAGATCCTGTGGGAGAGCGATGGTCTTAATTGGTTTATTGCAGGAAAGCTGGCGTGTCATAAATACGCTACGAATGAATGGCGACTACTCCTTCATGGGCGGTCGCTCGGAACGCATGCATACAGCACGTTTCAGGACGCAATGCGGGCCGCGCAACGATTTAAGGCAATTAGGGAAAGGATGGCGAGATGAAAGAGCCAACGAGGAAGGAATGGACCTGCTACGAACTCACTCACTGTGGGGAAGGAGGGCGAGGCCAAAAGGTTGTGACGAATACTTCCTATTACGTCAGCCCCCAGGAGGCAGCCGAACTCGCCGCGGAACACTTCGACGAGGAGGAAAAGGCAAAAGAGCGTTGCGGGGACGATTCGTTTGACGGCGGGTTTCGGTACATCGAGGTTGTGGACGACGCGGGGAACGCGGCCGGAAGATTCGAGGTGCTTTGCCGCGTCGAGCGGAAGTACAGTGCGGATAGGATGAAGGAGAATCCGTGAAAACGCTCGGGAGACGGGTGGAGTCAGCACGGGTCGCTCCCGTGGGACAGATGCCGTTCGAGTCGGCCCTCCCGACTGACATCCTGGCGCTGCAAGGTGGTCTTAGACCTGCCCGACCCACCTCTGGTGCAAGTGGGAAAACAATGCCGGTTGGATTCCGGCAGCCAGGATTTTTGGGAGCGGGCCGGGGACGGCACAGGGCTGCCGCCTGCCGGCGGGCGTCGGAGCCGCCGCTCCACTTGGCAGCCGACAACCGTTACTCGTAAATGAAAGGTTTTGCCTGTTCCAGCGAGACAAGGAAATACACCCGCGGCACTACGCCGCAACGGCTGCCAGTAAAACAAGGATTTCACGCATGAGGCGACAGCATGAAGCGCGGAACGCCTGACCACCCCAAGACGAAGCACTTGATCCAACTGCTTGGGATCGCTCGCTATGAGGCGGTCGGAATTCTCGAATCACTCTGGCACTTCGCGGCGAATTACGCGAAGCGCGGAGATATCGGCAAGTGGTCAAACCGGGAGATCGCGGCGGCTCTCGACTGGCGTGGAGACCCCGAGGCCCTTATCGAGGCTTTGACCGAGGCCCATTGGCTCGACCCGTCGGACGAATTCCGACTCACGATACACGATTGGCCGGACCATGCGGACCAGACAGTCCAGCGGTGCGAAGAGGTTAAAAAACTAGGATATGCTAGCAAAAACTATAAAATGCTAGCAAATGCTAGCCAGCCAATGCCCTGCCAATGCCCTGCCAAAGCCAATGCCAAAGCCGACAGTCTGACAGTCAGTCCCGTCAGTCTGTCAGAAACGATTTCTTGGGGAGACTTCGATTGGGCTACCATCCTCCCCAAATGCAGGGAGCTTGCCGCGGTGCTACGAAACGGCAGCGACCCGCTTTCGCGGAAGGACCGCTCGCTAGTTGCCAAGACAGTGGCTCTCGATGCCGCTGGCATGTTGCCGCCCCAATGCCTTGCTGAGTGCATGGACGCGACAAAGGAAATCCATCACGGCAAGCCTGCGGCATACTTCACCGGCTGCCTGAAAAAGAGATTCGCGGACGCTGGTTTGGATTTTCCGCGCGTCATGGCCTCGGTGAAAGTCCCCTCTGGATTTGGCGAACCGGCAAAGTCACAAGGCGGCGGAAACGAATACCAGGACGTGTAGCAGGAGGCGAATTCTGATGGAGAGCATCATCGGCATTGACCCCGGGGCCTCGGGCGGCATCGCCCTTCTCGGTTCCACGGCGACGGCTTGGAAGATGCCTGAGACCGAGCGGGACTTGTGGGAGCTTTTCCAATCGCTGCCCTTGGAGAACGTGTTCGCGTACATCGAATTGGTTCACAGCATGCCGCGGCAAGGCGTGGCGAGTTCGTTCAAATTTGGGAAGAACTACGGCCTGCTTCGCGGGATGCTCATCGCCTCCTGCCTCCCGTTCGACGAGGTGACGCCTCAGCGGTGGCAGAAGCTCATGGGCTGCCTGAGCCGCGGCGATAAGAACACGACCAAAGCCAAGGCCCAGCAGCTTTTCCCCTCGCTCAAAGTGACTCACGCAATAGCGGATGCCCTGCTTATCGCGGAGTACGGTCGACGAACACGAAATGGAGTTCTAGCATGATCGCCCTCCCCCTTCGCCCCGTAACCTGCCTCGACTGCTCCGCCGAGTTCGAGTCCGTGCGACCGTGGGCCGCGAAATTCTGCCCGAAGTGCAAGACGAAGCGGAAGACTGCCAGGGCCTACCGGCGAAGACGCGAACGCGAGCAGGGCCTGCCGCCACGTCGGGTGACGCGGCCAGCGAACGTCGGCCTCGGCGTGACGCCCCCGGTGGTGCTGGAGACGCCGGAGCCGTGCGACGCAATGCCGGGAACGCTGGCGCGAATGGAAGAGTACACGCGGAGGCTACAGCGGGGCCATGAACTTTTTGTAACAGGAGACCGCCGTGAGTTCGACACCTTGCCGCTCTGAGATTTCGACGGGGTACGGGAGCCCGGTGACAAGCGGATACCCCGAGGATGTTTTCATTCTGAAGGTGGATGGCCGGGACGTGCTTCGCTTGGCTCGCCTCCGCGACGGCTCGCTATCTTTCCGCTGGCTAAAGCTGAGCGTGGTTGACCGCACACTGACCGCGGCCGAGGCCCGAGAGCTGCGGGAGTGGCTGGAAAGGACGGAGCGATGACGAACGACGAACTGATTGAAGACCTGATTTCCGATATCAAGAGCCTGCGATTTTACCAGCTTCCGTTGGCGGTGGCGACGGTCCATGCGATTGAGTCGCTGCGGGCGATCGTTGACCGCTTGCCGAAGACGGCGGACGGAGTGTCGATCGTTCCCGGCATGAAACTTAGACGGGAAATTGACAGCGACACCATCCTCGAAATTGAAACCGAGCTATGCATGAGGAGCCGAAACGCGATCCCCGAGAATACCTGCGCCCTGCTCGGATGGAGCGAGTGGTATTCAGACGAAGCCGCGGAGGCTGCCAAGCGATGACTGACCGGCCCCGATGCTACCGCTGCCATGCCGAGATGACGCCGAAGGGCGGGTGCGAGTGTGCGGATCGCTGCACTTTGATCCTGGGCGATTGCCGCGACGTGCTCCCGCTCTTGGAGCCGGGGAGCGTGGACCTCTGCCTGACCGATCCGCCATTTCCCGGGCTTGTCGGTGGACACGATAGAGACTTCCCCGGTGGAGTTGCGAAGCGAGCGGTAGTTACCGAGAGCGTCGGCCAGCCGTGGGACATAGGCTTGAACGAGTGGCTTCCGGCATCATGGAACGTGACTCGCTTTGGCGCGATGGTCTTCTGTTCCTTTCACTCTGTCGTTGACGTTCCCGCAACGATCCCGGCGGCTAAGAAGGTAACGCTTGGCGTCTGGTACAAGCGAAACAGCCCGCCCACGGGAAAGAATCTGCCGAGATACACCACGGAGTTCATTTGGATGCTGCGGAAGGAGCCGGGGCTTGCATGGGACCGACTGACCACAACGCTGTTTGACGTCCCGCTTCCGCAAGGCGGGTGTATGGCCCAAGAGCGGATTCTGAACCCTGACGGAACGACGGCCCATCCGACGCAGAAGCCGCTACAGCTTATCCGAGACCTGCTTGTGGTAGGCGGGGCCATCATCCTCGACCCGTTTGCAGGGGTTGGCACCACTCTTCTCGCCGCGAAGCTGCTCGGCCGCCGGGCCATCGGGGTGGAGATCGAGGAAAAATACTGCACCATTGCGGCGAACAGGCTAAAGCAAGGCGTAATGAAACTGGAGACCGACTGATGCCCGCCCTAGTCTTCACCGTTTTCGTTGACAAGGTAGCGGACGGAACCAAATCTCAAACGATTCGCCCCCACCGCAAGCGGCCGATTCGGGTCGGCGACACGCTCTACCTGAGCAAGTGGGACGGCGCGCCGTACCGAAGCAAGCGGACCCCGTTGGGCGTCGGGATCTGCACGGAGACGATGCCGATTGAGATAGACGAGGACCGCCGCGCGTTTCTCGATGGCACGTGTTTTGGGCACTACACGGCGAATGAACTGGCCCGATTGGATGGGTTCACCTGCGCCGCCAAGATGCTCAACTGGTTTGAGGCGACGCACGGGCTGCCGTTTTCTGGCGACGTGATTCGGTGGAGGCTGACTGATGCAACGTGAACTATTCCAGACCACGGCGGCCGTCGAGGACTGCCGCGTCACCTGTCCGTATTGCGGCTACGGCAAGGTGCTCGACGACTTCGACAGCCTGGGCGTGTTTGACGAGTTGGGCATGATTTGCCCGGGGTGCCTGTGCGAGTTTGATTCTCCGTTCGCTGCGGAAGTGGACCGGAGGATGGCTGAGTTGGGCCTGACGGGCGCGGGGGCGAGGCTGATGCTCGAAGTGATAATACGAGAGGAGAGGGAGGGGGAATGACGCAACCTTGGCCGAAGGACATCGTGTGCTGGGAGGATGGCGGAAAAGATTTCGGCCGCCGTCAGTGCATGAGCGTTCCGTTCACTTGGCTCCTGCCTCGGGCACAGCGAATCATCGACAATTTCCCCGGCGTCTGGCTTGTCGGCGGGCCGGCCATATCGCTGATGCCTGGGTATCTCAAGGGATGCCAAATCGGCTATCAGTACGATGGCGTCTTACAACGGATCAACCCCGAGGCGACGCGGACTTCCGCCGGATGCCCTCGCAAGTGTACCTTCTGCGGCGTGAAAAACATCAGCGGCCCGACGCTCCGTGAATTTGCGGTCTGGCCGGACTTGCCGGTAATCTGCGATGACAACCTACTGGCTTGCACTCCGCAGCATTTTAAGGAGGTCTGTCGTCGGCTTGAGCGGCACGGCTGGTGCGACTTCAACCAGGGGCTCGACTGCCGACTGCTGGCTCGATGGCACGCCGATCAAATTGCGAAAATCAAGAAGCCGATCGTGCGACTGGCCCTCGACAGCGACGACCTGCGGGACGTATGGGCAACCGCCCTGGATTACCTCCTGACCGCCGGCTGCGCGAAGCGGCGAATCCGGTCCTACGTCCTGTGCGGTGTCGGCACTCCCGATGCCGATTGGAAGCGGTGCGGATTTGTCGAGTCGTTCGGCGTGATGGCGCTGCCGATGTGGCGTCACTCGCTCGGGGCGATGAGGTACAACGAAATTACGCCGACGCAGGAGATAAACGGGTGGACGAAAGAGGAGCAGCGGCGATTGATGCGGTGGCACTACAAGCACGCAGGGAGCAAGCCGTGATTTTCTTTCCCCGTCCAACCCTGACCGTGCAACTACAGCGTCCTCCGCTCCGCGTGGAGGCGGCACCGCCAGCGAAGTGGCTGAGTAACCTATCACGAAAGGAACCGACCGATGAGCAATTATCTTCGCACGATCCATCCTGCCCACGTTGACGGCGGCGGGCCAATCGTGGTGGACGTGTACAGCGTCTTGGAGGCGTTCGGCGTGGCCTGCCCCGCTCGACAGCACGCGATTAAGAAGCTGCTCTGTGCAGGGCAGCGAGGTAGCAAAACGGAGATGGAAGACCTTTGCGAAGCGAAAGTAGCCATCGAGCGGGCTATCGCAATGGTGCTAGCGAGAAAGGATCCAACCGATGAGCGAGATTGACGAAGCCCGCGAGCGTGAGCGGTTCGAGCACTGGTACGCGACCCCTGGCAACCTGCCCGAGTCCGACGACGACGAGGATTCCGACATCGCCCTTGCACGGGCAGCTTGGATTGCCCGGGGTCGAGAGGCGGCGGAAGAGCACAAGCGGCTGCGAGCCTTCCGCGATGCCGTGTTGCTCTTCATCGTCGAGAACGCCGGCGGGGACGATTCGTTCGCGTACATTTGGCAGTCTGAATGGGACAAGATCAAGGCCGCACTGACGGCGGGAGGAAAAGATGCTTGACGAAGCGAAAGAGCGTGAGCGTTTCTACCAATGGTGGCAGAAGCAACTGTCGCACGGCGCGGAGATTCCCGTCGCGGAACTAATCTGGCTCGCCGCGAAGCGAGAGGCGGCGGAAGACACTCGGCGATACCTCGACGGTATCCGCGACATGGTACGCGATCGCAACCCAGACGGCTTCACGGCTCTTGATTTCTTCGCCGTCTGGAACGAGCAGTACGAGGACCAGATCAAGCGCCTGCGGGCCGAGAACGAGCGGCTACTAGCAGAGTCCAAAGCCGATTTCAACGCTACCGAAGACCAACTAGCCGCGAAGGACGCCAAGCACGCCCAACTCCTGACCGCCCTGGACTTCGCCCTGTCATTCAGTGCCGTCGAGCCGCCGACGAGGGTGTTGGAGCGAGTGCAGGCAACGATTAAAGCCGCCCAGGCGGCAGGAGGGAAAGGTGACTGAAACAGAAATCAAGGCAAGACTCTTTGAGATTCAAGGGCACGTTTGCAACGGGCGGCTGACAATTCACCCGGACGGCCACCGCGACCCAGACGACCACGGTTGCTATGGCTGTGCGGAGTATTTGCGACTGTCGAACGAACTCATGGCGATGATGGCCGCGAAGGCGGCGGGAGGGGTGAATGACGCTCAGTGAAGCGATTGAATTTGTGGAGTCGCTCGCCGAGGCCCTTGACGATGGCGACGACGAGCCGACACAAGAGGCAATCCTCGCGTGCCGCGAAGCCGCCCGCCTCCAACTCGCCGTGGACGAAGCGACGGCGGCGGGGGTCTGTTTGCGGCTCATGCAAAATGAAGGCGGCGATGTCTGGTACCCGGTCGAATTCGACCCCGCCGCCATCAGGCGACTGGTCGAGCAAGGAAAGGCGGTGGAGTGATGACTTTTTCCAGCGTACTCTACGTCGCCATAATCGTGGTGGCTGTAGTGTTCTGGAGTCTTGCTCTCGGTGATGAGGTATAGACCATGACCGACCGAGCCCGAATCGACGCCGTGGCAGCGTGGATGGGGTGGACGCCGTTCGGCGACGGCGACTATTTCACGCCGACTGAACCGCCGATGCCCTGGCGTCCACTGACTCGCCTCGACGACATCGCCTTGGTGGAAGCGGAGATCGAGCGGCGGGGGCTGATGGACCGCTACTTCAAGCACTTGCTCGACGAATGCGCCACGGCAAGCTGCTTGGCGATCACCGCTCCGGCCGACGTGCGGTTCCGAGCGGTGGAGCGGGTGATACGGGAAGGAACTAGCTAGGCAGGGAGGCCGGCCCGGGGCGGTGCAGGAGTGCCCCGAACGACACCCGGGCTGGCTGACCTGTTTTGCTGGTGGCGTCTTACGGGGACACACCCTCTTGACGCTCTACGGGATTCCCCGATAATTGCAGGCAGTCGTTCGGCGAGCACTCCGCATGATGCGTGAGGCGGCTCGCCGTCGCGTTTTCTTGGGCCTCTCCCATCGTGCGGGTGCTCTCCGCACTGCATACACCCCACCAAAAGGAGGCCCTATCGTGAGAATTCTGCCGTACATCGGACCAGTCGTCCGACTTGTCAACGCCGCGAAAGACATCCCCTCAGACTTCCGCGACCAGCCCGCCGATCAGGCTTGGCTGGCGGGCATGGTCCTGCCGGAGAGCGAGATCCTGGCCTTGGCGGCTGGGGATATCCTCGGGCCGCCCGTGGTGATGGAGACCGTCGAGACTGAAGAGGCCCTCGCCGCCGCTTTCCTTGAGGCTGGTTGCCCGGAAAACCAGAGGGGCGCCGTGCTCTACGTCGCTACGGAGCTGGCTTCCGCTGCCAGTGGCGAGCCCCTGAAGGTCGAGGCTAAGGATTCTGCGGTCATTTCCGTCGGCTTCGACCCGGGGACGTGGGCGATGATTATCCAGATCGTGCTGGCCCTGATCGAGGCGATTCGCAAGCGCCGGCAGGGGGTGTAACATGCGTCTTCGCACTCTCCTAATTCTGATAGGTCTCCTCTGGTTGCTCTGCCCCGGCGGGAATCTGCTCCGCGGGGCGGACTGGAAAATCCAGCCCTACCAAAAGTGCATCGTGGCCGGCGTCGAGGTGATCCCCGTCCCGGTTCAATCGGGCTGGGTGCTCTTGGCGTGGCCCAGCGGCGAGGCGTGGCTGCTGAGTCCAGCGGGGAGCCAGCCCCCGCCTCCACCACCCCCGCCTCCGCCTGAATTGACCGGCCTCGCTAAGGACGTGCGGGACTGGGCCAGTGCCGTGCAGTCTCCGAACCGGGTATACGAGGCCCGGGCTCTGGCCGTGGCCTACCGCTCGGTGGCCGCTGACATAGCCTCGACGCGGCTAAAAACGCTCGGTGACGTGCAGGCGGCACAGAAGGCGGCCAACCGCAAGGCCCTGGGGATTGCGGACGACGCGGCCGGGGCCAAGAGTCCGTGGGTTCCGTTCATCACGAAGTTGGCGGAATTCATCGTGGCGCAGGGCCTCAAGGATCCCAGCCTGCCGGCGGAAACCGGGGGAGTGCCGCCGAAGAATCTCACCATCAAGGCCATTTCGCTTGATGTGGCAACGGGATTGGAAGGGGTGAAATGAAGCGATTCCACCTTGGCCGCCTCGGCGTCTATTGGTACATGCGGCGGCGAACGCTGTCCTTTGGCTGGGGTTGTCGGTGGCACTGGCTGCCTGAATACGAATCGGTCGGATGCGATGGTGGGTGGGCGATCTATTGGGGCTGGTTCTGCCTCGAAAACACCCAATGGGCCGAAGGCGATTCATACGGACAAAAGGCTGCCGACAGCCATGCGACGATCCTGACGTGGCTGGCAGAAGACCTTGAAGCGGCGAAGGGAGGAAAGCCGTGAGTGAAACCGGCAACCTCTACTGCTGCGGGCACTGCGGAGCAATTCACGGCGGCACCTGTTCGCGGATCAAGGCCATCGACTACTACCCGGATGGAACGATCAAGCGAGTGGAATATCACGCGGAATTACCGTTTTCTGCCCAGCTTGATCGCGGCATTCAGAGCGTAACCATCTCCCCGCCGACAACCACGATTCCGATGGAGGTGGTCAATGGCTGACCTTTCCTCCCTCCCGACCGGCTGGGAATACAACCCGGCCGCCATCGTCGTAGGGAAGCGACAACGAAGCCTGGATAGCCCTCCACCGCTCCCGGAAATGCCGGGCATGGAGTTTCGGGCGTGCCCCGGATACTTCGGCTATTGCGTGAGCAACACCGGAGTCCTGATGGGCTGCCGCCGGCCGGGACCACAAGGTTACTTCTCACGGGAATGGCGATTGATAAACGCCAAGCCGGGGGTGAAGCCGTATATAAAGGCCAGCCTCTTTGATGGCGAGCGTCGCGTGACGCGGAACGTCCATGTCCTCGTCTTGGAAGCGTTTGCCGGACCGCGCCCGAACGGCATGGTATGCCGGCACCTAAACGGCAATCCGACTGACAACCGAATCGAGAACCTCGCTTGGGGAACGGAATCTGAGAATCAGCGGGATGCTGTTCGGCATGGAACGAGCCCGGGGCTTCAACGCTTCGCGGACAATCACTACTTCGCCAAGTTCTCGCGGGAGGATGTTGCCACCATTCGTAGTCTTGCGGCCGAGGGCGTCAATCTCGGCGAACTGGCATCGCTGTACGGGACCACACGCGATTACGTCCAGAAGATAGTAACGGGAAAGAAACGGAGGCGCGGATGAACGGAGACCTCTCCCGCTTGAATGAACTCGGCGGATGGGAAGGCCGCCCGGAAACCGTCGCCCGAATCGTGGGCGACAAGCCATCGTTTTGGGCCGCCCATCCCGAGCTAAAGGACTGTCACAAGGGCAAGACGGTTTTGCTCTTCAAGGCATTTGATTCCGTCCTCGGCAAACAACCGAGCTACCGCCCACAGTGGCGCGGAACATGTGTCGGGAGAGGCGGCCGGATCATTGAACTCTTGCAGGCGATGCAAGACGCGGTCGGCCTCGGCAAGTTCAAGGCCCTCAACTGCGCGGCTGGAACCTACGGCGGTGCGCGGGTCGAGATTGGCTACGGCGTGCACGGCGGCCGAATCACCGGCGACGGGGCCTCGGTTGCCTACGCTGTTGAGTGCATGAGCACGCTCGGCTCGGTCCTCTGTGAGCAGTATGAGACCGGCAAAAAGCTCTGGGATCTCCGCAAGTCCAGTGATGACGACGATCTAGCCGTGCAATGGGGCGCGAGCGGAATTCCTGACGACTTGGAACCGCTCATCGCTCGCTACAAGGTCCGCGATTGGTGGCCCGTGAATGAGGGAGCCGAAGCACAGGACGCCATTGCCAGCGGCCGGCCGGTGATTTTCGGGACTTCGCTCTGCCAGTGGGATCGCGGTTCGATCACCCACCGCGACAGGAACGGCATGGCTCGGATCATCGGGACGACGGCCCACTGCTGGCTTGCCGACGGGACCATCGATGACGGCAAGGTCGATGCCGTGGTCGAGGATAACAAGTCATGGGGTGACGACTGCGTTGACGGGCCGGATCCGTACAACGTCGGCGCGGGCCGCTATCTCGCCTACCCCGACGATTTCACGCGGCAGCTTCAATCGACCTACGGCCGCCAGCGGTTTGGCGAGGGCTACGCCTTGGAGTTTTTCGAGGGACTGGAAGCCCAGCAGAAGTTGCTCGATTGGATCACGCTATGACGGACACATCCACGGTGGTTTCAGCGGACACGTTCCGCCGCGTTGTGACGAGCAAAACGACCGGCTGTCTCGAACTCCGCTACACGCCGCGAAATCCGATTCTCGACGCTCCGAAGACCAGTATGAAGGAAACATCATGCTCCACCTGACCGCCGTTCTCTTCCTCTCCGCGATTGGCTGGGACACCCTCGGGCCGGACCCGTGCAACTGGGATACGCTGGCATCAGCGACCGTGGTAGTTCCCGCCACCGCCGAGGTCCGCGAGCGGGATGACAGCCTTGGCATCACGATGTTTTATTCGTCGGAGTGCTCCGTCTGTATGGCGATGGAGACGGAACTCAAGCAACTTGAGGCGGCCGGATATGTCGTCGGACGTGTCAACATCGCAGACCCGAAACAGAAGGAGATTGTTCGGCACTATGGGATTACGCTGGTTCCCTACGTCGTGGTCTATCGTGGCCATGAAGCCGTGCAGGAGGTTACTGGGTTTGTTCGGGCGTTGGACCTGGCTCGTTGGGTGCATCGTGTAGCAAGACTGGAAGGCCCTGTCGGTCGATTCCTTCGTTGCCGTGCTCAAGACGATCTCGGTCCGGAGGGACGGAAGTACTTGCAGCGGGCAATGTCCGGTCCGAGCTGTCGGATGTTATGGTGCCAGAATGCGAGTCACTGGGCAAGCAATCGAACGATTGTTGTCGAGGCCGGAACGCTTCCGGTGGGAGCATACCAAATCCCCGGCGAACAACCATTTCTCGCTCCCATGCAGAAGGCCGTGTCGGTCGTTGAGAAGACCGCGAAGGCCGTGAAGACCCGCATCGAATACCGCCGGCAATGCGTCAACGGCGTCTGCACGCTGGTCCCCGTCGAGGTGCCCGACGAAACACCGACCGCAGTCGTTGCGCCGGTAGCCCCCGCCGCGACCGTTCCTCCTCAATCTCCGGCGGCGCGGCGGGGGCTCGGGGGCATTCGAGGGAGGCGATGGTGATGAATTTGCAAGAACTCGAACTCCAGGCAATTGACGATGCTCATGCGGCGCTCATGCGAACACTTTTCGATGCCTTCTGGTCGAATTCTCTGGACGGAAATTTTGAAGACGCGGTGGAGAAACTTCGGAGGGGACTGGCTCACGGGCGGCGGTGCCGCTTGGGTATGCGAGTGACCGTAGAGGCGAAGGAATGACGCAAACAGCGGTAGGGCCACACGCGACGCTTGAGGTTATCGTCCGCTGTCCGAAACAGGCGGTAAAAGCGGAGAGCCGCAGCGTTGTGTTGCCGTTCGAGGCATTGAAACCATTTCTTTCGACCAGACCGTTGCGGAGACCGCCGCGAGTGCGATTGGCGAGAACATGACCCCATCAGCGAAACACCCGCCGGGCGGCGGCACCTATTCGACGACCGCAGCGCACGAGGCGCGACGCCCGGCGGACACTGACCAGACGGTTTCCGTCTGGGCCTCCTGGGTCGAGGCAGGTCGCGGGCACTCTACACCCCGCGGCCTGCCTGCCAGGGTAAACCGTAACACCGCGTGGAGCGGCTAGAAAATGGCACCTATGACCGATAACCATGACCAGACCGAACTGACGCGGATCCACGAACGCCTCGATCAGGTGATGGAGCAGCTTGGCGATATCAAGGAGACGCAGGCGACGATTAAAGTTGCTTGCAAGCCCTGTCAGGATGCGATCGCTCGACACGAAACGACGCTCTTCGGAAACGGCAAAGTCGGCATCGTCGCCCGCATGGAAGTAGCCGAGTCGGGTCGCACCGACACGCTCTCGATAAAGTCGATCATCACGCTCTTGGCGGCCGTCGGTACACTCGCGGCCACGCTGGCCGGGGCGATCGGGGCGATCATTGCAACGCTTGTTACGAGAGGGGGTCCGACACAGTGATGGCAAAACGATCAGTCATCGGAGCCGAACCAACTGAGGTCAACGTGCGGTCGTTGATTACGCAGAGGATTCTGAGTGCCGATACGCTCAAGTGGGCCACAAACTTCGGGGTGAGTTTCGTATTCGCCATGCTCTTCTTTCGGATGATTGAAGATGGGCAGCGACGGAGCTTGGATTCCACCGACAAAAATACGCAGGCAACCATCGAGATCAAGGAGCAAATCAAGCAACAGTTGGCTGCCGACGTGACCCACGTCGCCCGCGACGACTTGGCCGCCCGACGGATCGACATGATCCTCTTGAATCAGGGAGACATCGCCAAGGTGCAGCAACAGACGATCGTGCTGCAAAAAGACCTGGTGTCGGCTCAGGCTGAGATTGCGAAGACGTTGGCCCGCTTGCTTAGGTTGGCCGAGGACCAGAAGGACAGAACTTTACCGCCTCCCGCGAAACCGAGCGGCGGGAGCAACTGAGGAACCCAAACATGATTTCCTTATCAGCGGCTGTACCTGATCGTTGCCAAGGCCCTGGAGTTGAAGGGCTAGTGCCGTGAAGATCCGGGCATTGGACGCCGGCGATACAGAAGGGCTCGCAAGAGTATGGCGGCTGACACACGCTCAGTATGTTTGTCGCGGCTACTGCGAGCCTCAGCCGGACGGGCTGTTGCGACACTACCCGGCGCTGGACGGGATACCGGAGACAACGGTATTGATCGCGGAGGAAGGGGCTGAATTGAAAGGCACCGTAACCTTGACACTCGACGGCCCGCGAGGGCTGCACACGGACCACGCCTTCCCCCGGGAGACATCGAAGGTTCGCGGGATGGCTCTTGCGGCTCACGAAGTACTCGCTTCTTCGTGGCGAATCGTGACGGCCTGCCGGAAGCGGCGAGTGGTATTCGACCTAATCTCCGCGGTTGTTGGCGAGATGGAGCAGCAAGGCGTGGACATCTGCCTGTTCACGTTCCACCCGCGGCACCGGAGATTTTATCAGCGATCTGGAAACCTGGAAGTGATAGCCGAGTGTGAAAACGATCCGAGCGTTCACGGGAATCCGGCAATTCTCATGCTCGGATACCCGGACGAAATCAAACGAGCGTGGAAAGGATGAGCATTGGCCGCGACTGAGTTTGTTTGCATCATCGATCCTGACGACGCGGCAGGCACGGACTATACCAGCCTGAGCGCGTGGTGGAACGCGATGCGCGACTCGGCGGGCTCGGGCACGTTGGACCTGACCAACCGCACGGCCACGAATGTTGTCGCGGGCACGCTTACCCGCGGGGCAATCGGCGATGATGTGGCTGTGACCCAGACGACTACCGGGGCCACGGCAATCTGTGTGCATCATACCGCCACGCAGATGCTCCTCAAGACGATCGCCACGGCCACGCCAAACGCGAGCGGGACGTGGTATCCCACGGCGGACGGCAACGACACGACGAACGCTTGGACGCCGACGGATGCGGGAAATCCGGTGTCCATCGTCGCCTCCTGCCGTGCGTCGTCGGGCACGTCGGACACGACGGCCGTTACGGCGACAGGTATCGTATCGAGCCACCAGAACAAGCTCATTCTCCGCGGCGAACTGACGCAGGCGACGGAATGGGACGCGACAAAGTACAACCTGACGGTCGCAAACAACACCCTCCCGATCCTGGCCGCCGCCAGTTCCGCCGTCTGGCTGGAGGGGATGCAGCTTTACAACAATAGCGGTTCACCAAGCTCGCTTTCGGCGGCGCTGGGGGGAAGGGACGCACTGTACGTTCAAGCCACGAACTGTGTGCTTCGCGGCGGTCGGTACACCGTAGTCTGTGGAACGAGCTACAACCCGAACATCCTCCTCAAGAAGTGCCTCATCTACGGCGGCTCGCTCGGATGTGTCCGCCCGGCGATTGCCGCGTCAACCATCGTCGCGGTCAACTGCACCGCGATCGGCGCGACGGACTGCTATTATTCCTCGGGCGTTTGCGTGGCGATCAACTGCTACGGATCGATCGCTTCCGGGGCGAACGCGGCCTATCGCGCCGCTGCCGGGCTGACGATGACCGTGATCAACTCGGCGTCGTCTGACACGTCCGGGACTGCCGGCCTGCAAGAGATTACTCCGGCCGAAGCCTTTATCGATCCCGACAACGGCGATTACTCGATCAACGCTGCCAGCCCGCTTTATAACGTGGGCCAAGACCTCGGGCCGGTGACGCGCTGGTTCTTTGACGTTTCCTCGGTGTATTACACCTCGCCGCAGAACAAGAGCACCGGGGCCGTCCTGTTCCTGACGAACAGCAGCACGTCGGCGACGATGCGGTTTCGAGATTTCACCAACAACGCATGGCTCTCCGATCCGCCGGACACGACGATCACGCTCCCGGTGGCCTTCAGCGGAACGACGCAGGCCGTCGCGTTCATTTCCGACATTCATATCGGAGAGGACGGGACTGAGGACGCGACGAAGTTTGCGGCGGTTATTCACGACATCGACGTACACCTGAATCCGGCGTCGAACATCACCGCTGTCTGCGTGCTGGGGGACTTGGTGCGCGACGATCCATCGTACTACGCCGACTATCTCACGGCGAAGGCGGACTCGGACGTTGCAACGTGGTACGAGATCGGCGGCAACCATGACGTGTACAACGTGGAGACGGGCGACGGCCACGGGTTCGAGTACGAACTTGGCTACACCGACGCACAGGGCTATCTCAACTTCGACATCAACAACTGCCATTTCTGGCTGGCTGGTCCGCATGGGGACGCAGGAAGCGGAACGCCTGCTACGAACAAGCAGGCCCTCGACGCCAATTCGCTCACAAACCTAGCGTCAGAACTCGCCGCTCACGCCGCAGAGAACATGTTTCTCTGCACCCACCTGGAAACTTACGATTATCTCCGCGGCGTGCGCAATGAATCGACAGCTTGGATTACACCCATCGGTAGCTGGTTGCAGAACATCGCAGCCTACCCGTGGGTGGCTCACATCAGCGCACATTTGCACGGCTACAACGTCGATAATCCGTGGTGGGGCAAGGCGCTGACGGAAAGTTTCGCTCCTGATGTCGTTGTGTGGAGCGTGGGGGCGCATGATGGGCCGGAACTGACAGGGCCCGCCATTCCCGTGTTCATAAACCAGTATCGCCAAAGGTGGTCGGCATGAGATACCTGAGACAGAATACAGCCGTTCGTGTTTCTGTTGGGCCGTTTCTCGATAACACTGACGGAATCACGCCCGAAGTTGCACTGACTGTGACCGGTTGCCACCTGACGCTGACGGTCGATGATGACGACAACTCAGCAGTGAACCTTATTCTTGACGCCGATGCAACTGCTTCCGGCGGCGATAACGACATGGTTCACATCACCAACGACAATGCCGGCCTTTACGATTTGGAGTTGACCGCCGCCCAGACGAATTATCTAGGCCGGGCGTTTCTTGCAATCACTGATGCAACCACACACTGCCCGGTGTTCCATGAATTTATGATTATCTCGCAGGGTCTCTACGACAAGCTCTTTGGCGCATACTCAACGACCCGCGGCCTCGCGGGAACTGCTCTCCCCGATGCCGCTGCCGATGCTGCTGGTGGACTGCCAATCAGCGATGCTGGCGGGTTGGATGTGGACGCTGTGAAAAACAACGTGGCGAACCTCGCGTCAATTATCGAGGTAATCCCGTAATATGGCTTACCGATTCAAGACACGCTCGACGACTCCCGGCGAATACCGCCTCGCAAGCGGCGTGCTGGCGAACCTCATCGCGTTGACGGACCTGCGGAAAACTGTCGGCCGCGGAGACGGTGGAACGGGAACTCTTGTCGGCGTGGTCGATAGTGACGGGGCGCAGCACAACTACGGAACGTGCAGCAGCGTCCAGGCGTGGGCCGCCGTGGGCATCATCTACAGCACGGGCACCGCAGCCGCGACAGGCATCCTGACCGACACGGGACCGGGGACACGGTATGCAGCTACTGGAGTTTTCGCGGGCGCCGGCAACGCAATTGACGCATCGACTGGGCTTGTTGTTGGTCAGGTACTCACTGGAATCTCCTGGTATGATTCGGACGGGAGCCATATCGGCGAGGCGATCGAGGAGTCTCATGCGGCGGGAGAAGTGATCGAGAGCGCGGGTGGAACCTATCACGAAGCTGCCGTCGGAGAAGTCCAAGATGGCGTGACGTTCGGCGCGCTGGAGGCGTTGACGGGAACCTACTCGCCGGGTGGAACCTACGCCGAGGGGCAGGCTGCGCAACTCGTCACGGACAAGGCCGAGGTCAACGGGAACGTCGCCAAGATTCAATTGGGAGAAACCGTGTTGACTGGCTCGAACACCGGCACCTTAGTTGGCATCGTCGATTCCGGTGGTGCGCTGCACAGTTACGGGACATGCGATTCGAGTCAGTCATACTCGGAATTCGGTATTATCCATGACTCAGGACTGCCGGCCGATACGGGCACCTTGATCTCAGATGGAAGTTTCGCCGCCAACGGTATCGTCTACAACGACACCTATCACGCGACGACGGGGCTCGCGCTCAACGAGGTCAAGGATACCGTTGCCTGGGACGACGGCGACGGGAGTCATATCGGCAATTACGCGCCGGGTGGAGGCGGCTACACCTATGGCGATGAGAATGCCGATTACGTTTTGACGACGGCGGCGGGGGCCGGAAACTACGTGGCCCCGGGCGTCGCGGACGTGCGACCGATTTCTTTTGGTGCGGGCCAGACTGGCACGCTCGCCAACCTCGTTGCAACGGACGGGGCTTATACCACGCTCGAAAACAGCCGCAACAACGACAACGGGACGGTGGCAGATGACCTCGACGCGGGCAAGTCAGTCAAGATTAGGAACACAACGATAACAGGTGCTGGCGTGAATGCGACAACAGTTCAAGCGGCGGTGGCTGGGGCCGCGGTGGTTTTGACTGCTCAAGAGCGGCTCGACCTGGCCGACGCGATTCTCAAGCGGAGCGTTGCGAACTGCGAAGCCACTGCCTCGGAGTGGTCGCTCGCAACGGTGATTCTCGGCATGTCGCAATTCGATGTCAGCGGCCTCGTCTGGACGATCTACAAGACGGATGGAGCTACCGTTCACGCGGTCAAGGCGCTTACGAAGGACGCTGCCGCCGTTCCGATCACAGGGGTTTCCTAGTGGCGAGTTCCTATCAAATCTCCGACCGCTACTACGCGACGGGCCTCACGTCGATGTGTCTGCTTACGGCGTGGGAGTTGTGGTCCGGCGACTGGGAGGGATTCCCCGCGATCGACAAGCTGTCGGTCCCGTCGTCCGAGCGATGCGCCGCGCTGGTCGCCTATATAGACGGGCGAAAGACGATCCTGGACATCGAGGGAGAGGGAGCCAATTGGGGCTATACGTCCGACGGCCTGCGGACTCAGCAAGAGCGAGCAGTGGTCGAGCTGTATTATTCTCAGGTCGCCGATTTGATTACGGCATTGAAGGCAGAGAGTGTCGATCCGCTAGAGGTGGCTCTGTACGGGCTGCCCATGCCTCCCGACACTACGCTGATGGACGCGACGCATTACAACGGATGGGTCGCAGCCGATCAGGCGATGCAGGCTTGGATTGATGACGATTGCGCAGGGTTGGCTGTCGCGGTGCAGGACTTCGGCTGCTTCGCCGCTTACCCCTGGTCTTACTCTTGGACTGTCAGCCAATGGGCCAAGGCAGCAACGCTCGGGGCTGGTCGCTGCGCACGGCTGGGCTGGGATTGCTACATCGTGACGCAGCATCGTGATGGTTGGGCCGGTGACCCGCTGCCAATCGCTGATTGGGAGCTTTACCTAGCACACCTCAACGCGATTTCTGACGGCGTCGTGCTCGCCGATGGGACTACTGTAACTGGCCGGCTTGAGGGCGATTGGCTTGACGCTGTGACAGAAGGCGTTGGAGCTACTGCTTTAACTTGCGGCTGGGCAAGCGCTCTGCGGGCAGGGGCGCTGTCGATCTCGTCAGCCCGAACACCTTTTGACATCATTCGCGTGCGAGCCGGAAGCGAGAGCATCACGCGACCATCGCTCAGCGGCGAAGCGCTGACACGTCCAACGCTCTCCGGCGAAGCGTTGACCCGACCGCAACTGACAGGCGAATCACTCACACTGGCGGATTAGTACGATGGTATTGACACGCGCACAACGCAGGGTGAACGAAGCAACCACGGACCTCTATGAGGCAGTGATCGAGGATGAAAACGGCGACGCCATCGCAGCGGCATCGTTGACCACGCTGACGCTGACCCTTTGGGATAAGCTCACGGGAACGGTTATCAATTCGCGCAACGCACAGAACGTGCTCAACACGAACGGCGTCACGGTCGATGCGAGCGGGAACCTCGTTTGGACGATGACGCCGGCGGATAACGCCCTGACGGGTACGACGTTGACGAACGGGCAGATAGAGGAGCACCTAGCAGAGTTTATTTGGACGTGGGCAGCGGGCGTAAAGAAGGGCAACCATCAGGTGCAGATCGACGTGCTAGCACTGGACAAGGTGAGCTAATGCCAACCGCACCACCGCGAGCGTGTACCAAGGCAGGGTGTAATGGCGTTGTATCAGGTCATACGTGCAGCAAGTGCGGCAAGCAGAAGCGGTATGGATGGCAGAGCGACAAAGAACGAGGGACAAGACAGGAACGAGGCTACGATGAGCACTGGCTGAAGCTAAGGGCAGCGTACCTAAGCGAGCATCTGTTATGCGAACAGTGCGAGCGGCAAGGCAGGGTGACAGCGGCAGAACAGGTGCATCATATCGGTGGCTTCGATGGGTTCGACGACCCGAAGCGATTGGACTGGTGCAACCTGATGGCGTTGTGCGAGGCGTGTCATGATGCAACGCATAAGGACTTACGACGATGATTGCCCAGACTACCATAAGGACTTACGGCAAGCCCCGGGAGGGGGGGTGCAATCCCTGGGGCCTTCGTGGCCCGAACCGTGCTTGGCCCGTTCGCTATTTTCCGTCAAATCACGTAAGGGCGGTTGAATGAGTAGGCCACGCAAGCCAGTAGAGCTACTGAAACTCGACGGAACGTACCGAGCAGATCGTCACAGCGACCGCTCGGACAATATCGCGCATGGCCGGCCTGAGCCGCCGGAGTGGCTCGACGATGATGCCCTGTTCGCGTGGGAGATTATCACGGCCAATTTCCACCCGAGCGTGCTGAAGGCCACGGACACGCTCACACTGGCCGCGGCGTGCAAGTGGTGGTCGAGGTGGCGGCGATTTGATCGGCAGTTGGACGTCCCGGAGGTCGATCCCTACAAGATTTCCGTGATGGCAGCGACCGCCTGGAAGGCGTGCGAGAAGTGTCTCAGCAAGCTCGGACTGAATCCGACTGACCGGGCGAAGCTGCGAGCCGAGCCCGACGAACAGACAGAAGACCCCAAAGCTAAATTCTTCAAGACCGGATGATTGCCACCCCTCAAGCTCCCTGGAATCTCATTCCCGGCTACGATCCGGCCGCGACGGCTGGCGATTCGTGGTTCGATGAGGAGGCTGCGCGGAACGCCTGCGAGTTCTTCCCGGTCTGCCTGAAGCATGTCGAGGGTGCCGTCGCGGGCGAACCGTTCGTCTTGGAGCCGTGGCAACAGGCTATCATCGGTAACTTGTTCGGATGGAAGCGGAAGGATAAACGCGACCGGACGATCCGCCGATACCGCCAGGCGTTCATCTACGTGCCAAGGAAGAACGGCAAGACGCCGCTTGTCGCCGGCATCTCGCTTTACGTCCTCTTCTGCGATCCCGAGCGAGGTCAACAAAACTACATCGCCGCGGCCGAACGGGAGCAGGCCGGAATGCTGTTCCGCCAAGCGAAAGGCATGGTGGAACAGGAGTCTAACCTCGATTCCCGCTGTCGCATCTATGGCGGGACAGCCAGTGCCGGCCAGAGCCGGTCCATTGTGCGAGAGGCGGACGGTTCTTTCCTCCGCGTGATTTCCGCTGACGCGGCGACGAAGCACGGGCAGACACCGCACTTGGTTGTGATCGATGAGGTCCATACGCAGCCGAACCGGGAACTGGTTGACGTGCTCCGTACCGGCTTCGCCTCGCAGAACAGAATGCAGCCGCTTTTCATCGGCCTGACCACGGCGGACTACGACCGCGATGACTCGATTTGCAACGAGTGGTATGAGTACGCTTGTCAGGTCCGCGACGGCAAGGTCTCCGATCCAACCTTCCTTCCAGTGATCTATGACGCGAGCGAGACGAAAGACGACTGGACCGACCCGGCCGTCTGGGCTCGGGTGAATCCGAATCTCAACGTCAGTGTCAGTGAAGAGTACCTTCGATCGGAATGTGAGAAGGCCAAGGCGAACCCGCGGCTGCAAAACACGTTCAAGCGTTTGCACCTGAACATGCGAACGCGGCAAGACGTCCTCTGGCTGGATATGGATGCCTGGCAGGAATGCGAGGTCGAATCGCTTGAATTGCCAGCCAGCGTCCCAGTCTACGGCGGACTGGACCTTTCGAGCAAGATCGATATCACGGCCCTGGTCTGGGCGTGGCGGAACGAAAAGAAGATGAGGATCAAGGCCCGCTTCTGGCTGCCTGCGGATCGGATCCGGGAACTGGAAACGAAGCACCACGATCCCCGCTTTCGTATTTGGCGGGACAAGGGATTCCTTTTCGAGACGCCGGGAAACACGATCGATTACGAGTTCATCCGGGCGACGATCCTCGGGGAATCGAAGGGGCTTTGGCTCGGGGAGATCGGTTACGATCCGTGGAATGCGGCGCAAGTGTGTAACGCCCTTTTCAATAACGACGGTCTGCCGATGGTGGAATTTCGGCAAGGCTACGTCTCGATGAACGAGCCGTCCAAGGAATTTGAGCGACTGATTGTCGCGGGCGAGTTGGAGCACGAAAAGAATCCGGTGCTCGATTGGATGGCCGAGAACGTCATGGTTCGGCCGGACCCGAGCGGGAATATCAAGCCGGTCAAGCCCGACCCGTCGGGCAAATTGAAGATTGACGGCATTGTCGCCGCGATCATGGCCGTCGGCCGGGCGTCGCTCTCCGACGCGATCGGGTCGGCTTACTCGGATCGCGGCATGCTGTCGGCGGCCGACATTCTGGCGATGGCACCAGAGGAGGAACCGGCGAATGCGTGATATTCTTCCCGACATCCTCGTCTGTTGCGGAGTGCTGGCTGTCGCGTTCGGCGTCGGCTGGCTCTGGCACCCGGGCGCGGGCGTCGGGATCTTTGGATTGGCGGCGGTGGTAATTGGCCTTGGAATGGCAAGGGGTAGCAAGCGATGATTGCAGAAGCACTTTCAAGGATGATTCCCCTTCGGGCCACGAAAGCCCCGGACGACGACTTTTGGTATCACCCGGCTGGCTCTGTTTCGTCGGCGGGCGTGACGGTCAACGCTGATACGGCGATGGGCGTTGCGGCCTGCTATGCGTGCATCAGCGTCCTGGCGAAGACTCTCGCCTCGCTCCCCTTCCGCGTCTATCGGCAGACCGGGAAGGAAAAAGAGCAGGTGCCGGACCATGAGTTTTGGAAGTTGCTTCACGATCGCCCAAACGTCTGGCAGACATCTTACGAGTGGCGCGAAATGGGCATGGCCCATATCCTCACTCGCGGCAACTTCTATTGCCTGATTGCGGATACGAAGTTTGGGACGCAACTGATCCCGCTTCGCCCCGAGCGAATGCAGGTCGAGCAAATGCCAGACTTTCGCATCCGCTACAAATACACGCCCCCCGATGGACCTGAGCGGATGATCCAGTCGAACCAAATCCTTCATATCCGCGGGCTGTCGCGGGACGGAATTACGGGCGTCGGAATCATCGAAAACGCCCGCAACGCCCTCGGGCTCTCCATCGCCCAAGAGACGCATGGGTCCGGGCAATTCAAGAACGGCGGGCTGCCCGCGTTTTACATCAAGCGGCCCGAAGGAAAACGATGGGATACCACGGCGATTACGAACTTCCGCGCGGCGTGGCGGAAGATCCATGCCGGCCCAGAGAACGCCGGGAATCCGCCGATCCTGGAAGACGGGATGTCGCTCGAATCGCTCGGCATGACGAACGAAGATACTCAGTGGATTGAATCGAGGGGCTTCCAGGCGATTGAGATTTGCCGTTTCTTCGGCGTCCCGCCGCACATGATAGCCATTCTCGATCGGGCCACCTTCAGTAACATCGAGGAACAGGGAATCGACTTCGGCCGGTACACCCTCGCGCCCTGGTGCGTCCGCTGGGAGCAGTGCATCGGTCGCGATCTAATCATCGATGAGCCCGATATCTTCTGCAAGCTGGTGATCGAAGGATTGCAACGCGGGAACATCCAGAGCCGTTATGCTGCCTATAACGTCGGCCTGCAAGCGGGGTTCCTGACCCGTAACGAAGTACGGGAGTGGGAAGATCTCAATCCCATCGATGGCGGCGACACGCCGCTTGAACCGCTCAATCAGGTGCCGGCCGGGAGCCGGGACCAGGGACAACGGGAAGAGGCGCCGGCGAGCGACCGCCAGGAACGCGAACCTCCCGATCAGCGCGGGGCCTTCGCGGTTCTGATCGAGGATGCCGCGGCCCGAATTGGTGCTGCCGAAATACGGGGACTTGAAGCACGGGCCGACAAGGCCGCCGGAGACCGCGAGCGGTGGGGGCAATGGGCCGGTGCCTTTTACCTACGGCATCGGGACTACGTGATCCGCACTCTGACGCCGCTGTGTGCAGCGTGGAACCACGGCAACGAGCGGAAGGTATCGGCCGATCCGATGGCCGATTCGATCTGTGCCCTCGGTCTGGCGGTCTTGGAGGCGGACGTTCCTGCGGTTCTTTCCGCTTGGCAGCATACCCGGGCGGGTGAACTCGCCGAACTCTTGAAAGGAGAATTCTTCCGTGAAACGCTATAGCAACATCCTCTCGGCAATCTTCGGCACCGTCTGGGCAATCCAGCCTGAAAAGCTACATGCCATCATGGGCTTCTTGGACGCCAGAATTCGCGGTCTGGCCCTCGACGCTGATACCGTGGAAAAACTTGCGGCCTCCAATCGCAACGGGAGTCAGCCGGTCGTCAACCGCTCGGTGGCCGTCATGCCGATCTACGGCACGATCGCAAATCGCGTCGGGCTCCTTGACGAGGCGTCGGGCGGGATCTCCTCAAAGGAAATCGGCCGGGCCTTCGATGCCCTAGTGGCCGACGAATCGGTCGGAGCGATCGTTATGGACATCGACAGCCCGGGCGGCGACTACGCGGGCACGCCGGAACTGGCCGACAAGATTTTTGCGGCTCGGGGCACCAAGCCTATTGTGGCCGTCGCTGACTCGCTTGCGGCTTCGGCTCTCTATTGGATTGGATCGGCAGCCGATGAATTCGTGGTCACTCCCTCGGGCGATGTCGGAAGCGTGGGCGTGGTCGCGGTTCACACGGACTGGTCCGAGTTTAACGCGGACGAAGGGATCAAGCCCACCTATATTACCTACGGGGAAAACAAGGCGGAATTCAATCCCGACGCTCCGCTTGGCGATTCCGCCCGGGAGGAATTGCAGCGTCAGGTGAACCTGGCGGGGGAAACCTTCGTCAAGGCGGTTGCTCGCAATCGCGGGACCACGGCCGCAAAGGTAAAAAGCGACTTCGGGCAGGGCCGTACCTATCCCGCGCGCGAGGCGGTAGAGCGGGGGATGGCCGATCGGGTAGCGACCTTGGAGGATACCATTGCCCGCATGGCTGGCATGAAAAAGGCCAGCGGGAAGCGGGCCAGGATCGAACGCGAGCGGCTGGCCCTTGACATTTTCCGCTGAGCGTATAGATTGATTGCGGGTGGACCGACCGGCCACGGCTTGTCGGCCGCCTGAGTTTGCAGCACAATCCGATATCCGGCACGTCACGACGGCCGAGAATCGACAACTGAGGGAAACCTCAGAGGTTTATTTTCGGCCGTCGTTTTTTTCTGTTCGATCTTCCACGCCTCGGCGGGATGCACGGCAGGCATCCTGACCATCTTTCGTGGGAGTATCCACTGTGAATCTCCGTATGAAAAAGCTAGAGGCGCGCAAGTCTGCGCTCCTCAAGCAATCGAATGACATCCTCGACAAGGCGAGCACCGAAGACCGCGAGCCGACCGAGGAAGAGGCCAAGACCCTCGCCACCAACAAGACGGATCTCGCCACCGTCCAGGCCGCCATCCAGCGGGAAGTCGAACTGGCGGAATACGCCATGACAGCGCCCGCCCTTCCGGCGGACGATTGGGACCAGCCGGTCCACGTCGGAAAGCAGAAGGACGCTTTCGAGGAAGACCCCAAAAAAGGGTTCAAGTCCTCGCAGGAGTTCTTTTCGTCCGTCCTGGATGCCAGCATGGAAGGCCGCACTTCCGATCCCCGCCTTCTCTTCCTCTCCGGTCGTCGGACGAAGTTTGAGGCCGCTGTCGGCAGCGATGAGGCGGGCACCTACTCCGATCCTTATGGCGGCTTTTTGGTGCCGTCCGGATTCTTGCCGAACCTCTTGCAGATCGCGGCCGAGGCCGACCCGACGGCGGGCCGGACCACCGCGATCCCGATGGCTTCTCCCAAGGTGTCCATCCCGGCTCGCACGGACACAACCCACACGTCCAGCGTCACCGGCGGCCTGGTCGTCTACCGACGCTCTGAGACCCAGAGTGTGACCGCGAGCCGCATGGCGGTGGAACAAGTCGAGTTGTCGGCCACGCCGCTGATGGGCCTGTCTTACGCGACGGAGGAATTGATCGCCGATTCGGCCATCAGTTTTACGGCCCTCATCGAGGCCGGTTTCCGCGACGAATTCGCGTCAAAAATTCTCAGCGAGAAGCTCAGCGGGACCGGAGCCGGGACGATGGAAGGCGTCCTGAATACGGCGTGCTGCTTGAGCGTCACGGCCGAGACCGGGCAGGATGCCGATTCGATCGTGTACGAGAACATCATCAACATGCGTTCTCGGTGCTGGCGGTATCAGGACGCAATCTGGCTCTACAACCATGACTGTCTGCCGCAACTCATGCAGCTCGTCATGGTGATCGGCACCAGCGGTGTCCCGATGTGGCAGACCTCGGCCCGCGAAGGCGAGCCGGATATGTTGCTCGGTCGGCCGGCCTTTGCCACTGAGTATTGCCCGACCGTCGGCGATGCCGGTGACATCCTCTTGGGCAACTGGTCGCAGTATCTCGAGGGCACCTATCAGCCGCTCCAATCGGCCGAGAGTGTGCATGTTCGCTTTGAGTACAACGAGCGAACCTTCCGCTTCATGATGCGGAACGACGGCCGCTGCTGGTGGCGGACTTACCTGACGCCGAAGAAATCGGCCGTCACCCTGTCCCCCTTCGTCAAGATCGCCGCTCGGGCGTAACCCGGTTTTTCAACCCGTGAAAGGAGTTTCTTTAACATGGCTTCTGCTGTTGCAACTGACAAAATCGCGTGCAACTGGTTCATCAAGAACTACGACCACGATCCCGGAACGAACGCCGTCAAGGTGATTTCCGCTGACGGCGGGACTACCGAGAAGTGGATTGACATGCGTGATTACGACCAGATCGCTTTCGTCGCCGTTTGCACTGCCGGCACGACGTTCTCCTGCACGCTCTTGGAGATCGTGGCCAGCGAGGCGGAGGACGAAACCGATGCGAGCGTGACTCAGATCAAAACGTCCGGTGCGCTTACACTGGATTCTCTCGCCAAGGGCGCACTCGTGGAATGCACCGCCGAAGAGGTCGCGCACGCTTGCTCCTCAACCTACCCGAATCTGCGTTACGTGACGGCTCGCCTGACCCTGGCCGGCCACGCGACCGACAACGAAGGGCAGGTGATTGTGTTTGCTCACTCGCGTAAGCCTCACGATGCGGTGAGCGCTGCGAGCTGGTAACAACCGTAACGGCCGGCCCGTCTGAGATACGGCGGGCCGGCTTATCACTTACGAACCGAAAGGAAAAAACATGAGCGTTCGATCTTCTCTCTACTATCGCCGCGGCGCCGGTGGCAAGGTCGCTATTGAGGACATGAGGATGTCCACGGGTGCCCGGTTTTTCGTCTGTTCCCTTACCGGCACGGACGGAGCAGCTTACGGGTTCACCCCCGACAAACCGTATGCCACGCTGGATTACGCCGTCGGGAAAACCACCACAAGCAAGGGTGACATCATCTACCTGATGCCCGGCCACGCCGAAACGATTTCCACCGCGACGGCGGCGGTGCTGGACAAAATCGGAACTCAGGTGATCGGCATCGGAACAGGCAGCCTACGTCCGACGTTCACCCTTGGTGCGGCGGCGGGAACCATCAGCATCACGGGCGCGAATTGCCTGATTGAGAACGTGCTGATCGTCAGCAACTTCCTCAACGTGACCACCAGCGTTACGGTTGGCGCGGATGCCGACGGGCTTACACTTCGCAACGTCGAGTTTCGGGACACGTCGGTGATTCTCGGCTCGCTGATCGGAATCACGGTTGCTGCTGGTGTTACCGATCTCTCGATCATCGGATGCAAGTATTACGGCATCGCCTTGACCGCACCGGCGACCGATTTCATCCAGGCGGCCGGAGCGGTCAGTCGTCTCGTGGTGAAGGATTGCTACGTCAAGGGCGACTTCTCTGGCGGGGTTATTACCGCAACGGCCGCTCAATCGCTGGACGTGCTCTTTCAAGACTTGCTCATCATCAATATGAGCGAGACCGGAAAGGGCATCCAGCTTGAAGCGACGACCACGGGTGCTGCCGATAACGTCATGGCCTACCTGGAAGACCAGACTGGCAACGAGAAGGCCATCACCGGCGCGGCCTTGTTTATGACGGATCGCGTCAAGCAAACGAACGTCGTTACGGCCAGCCCGTACCTGTGCATCGCCGCAGACTCCTAATCGTGAGGGCGATCCATGTCGCGGTACAAGCAGACTGTCGCTCCGACCGGCGCCACCGTGGTCACGCTCCAAGAGGCGAAAGACCAGCTTCGCATTACCAGCGAAGATGACGACGTTTATCTTGCCGGTCTAATCGACAAGGCAGAGCAATATGTCGAACGCCAGACGGAGCGACAGCTTCGTACCGCGACGTGGACCCTTACGCTCGACGAATTCCCAGACGAAATCGAGCTTCGGGTATTGCCGATCGCCACGATTACCAGCATCGTTTACACCGATTCCAACGGGACAAGCCAGACGCTCGCAGCGGCAAGCTATCAAACCGAGAAGACAAGCCCCGATGTTCCCGCGAGAATCCAGCCGGCCTACGGCCTAACCTGGCCGTCCACGCGGAGCGACACGCTCGGCGCGGTCGTAGTCACTTTCACGGCCGGATACGGAGCGGCTTCGGCGGTCCCGGTCCTCTACCGACACGCGATCCTGCTGGTAATCGCACACTGGTTTCAACTTCGGGAGCCGCTGAATATCGGGAACATCGTCAACCCGCTTCCGCATGCCCTCGACTCACTTCTTTCGCTCGGCTCATGGGGGTCTTACGCATGATCCGCGCGGGAGAACTGCGAAACCTCGTCACGATTCAGACGCCGACCGTTACGGTGACCAACGGCGACCCGGCGACGACTTGGGCCACGTTCTCGCAAGTATGGGCCAAGGTCGAACCGCTCTCGACGGGCGAGCAACAGCGGGCCGCGATGGTCGAGGCGCAACTCAGCCACCGGATCACGATCCGCTATCTGTCTGGCGTGTTGCCGACAATGCGAATACTCTGGGGCACGCGGATTTTCTATCTCGTTGGTCCGCCGCGGAACGTCGAAGAGCGGAATGAGATGCTGGAACTGGTCTGCAAGGAGGCCGTCTGATGGCGGTGGGATGGAAGGCTGAGCTATCGGGCCTCCAAGTCACGCTTGAAGCGATGGGAAAAGCCTCCGACAAAATTTTCCGCAAGTATGCCCGCCGCGGATTTGAGAAGGCCGCGCGCGTTGTGGCGAAGGAAGTCAAGGCCCATCTTGTTCCGGGCCACGGCGTAGAAACAGGACTTCTCAAAGCATCGATTGGGCAGAAGGTCTGGTCGAAAAAGACGGGCGATCAATTCGCCGTCGGCGCCGTGATCGGCCCTCGCAAGAATTTCAAGCAGTCGGTTCGGCGCCGTGGCGGGCGTGGGGCGAAGCGGGCACAGTTCCGCCGATTCTCTGCCAAGGAAAAAGCGGCCGGCGCGACGAGCCAGGTCTACCGCGACCCCGTGAAATACGCCGCCCTTGTGGAGTTTGGCCACGGTGGGCCGCACCCGGCTGGGCCGAAGCCTTTCATGCGGCCCGCGTTTGGGGCGACGAAAGGGGCTGCCCAGGAGATCGTCGCTCAGGAGATCGCCAGCGGGATCGAGCGGGAGGGCGTCAAGTGAGCTTGGAAACGAACCTAATCGCCTATCTGCTCTCGCAATCCCCGGTCACGGCCCTGGTGGGCACCAGGATTTACAAGGTCCGCCGGCCGCAAGCGACGACGCTCCCGGCAATCACGGTCAGCAAGGTCGGCCAAGAACCCTCGTTTTACCAGGCGAAGGCGTCGAGTGCAGCTACGGCCCGATTCCAGATCTCTTGCTGGGGCGCGACTCAGGACGCCGCTCGCTCCGTCGCGGAGGCTGTTCGCGGTGAATTGGACGGCTACCGCGCGGGAACGTGGGGCAGCGGCGGCACGGCGACGACGATCCTCTGCGCGGACCACCTGGACGATTACGATCTGGCCGATGAGCCGAACGACGGGAGCGATATAGCGACGTATCAAATCGCTTCAGATTACACCGTTTCGTATCGGAAAACAGTTCCAACCTTTGCATAGGAGTAAACATGGTGGTTACAGCGTATGTTGCTACCGGGATTACCGCGACATTCGGAACGCTCACCGGGGAACTGGTGGACGTGAAACAGACCGGCGAGAAGGCCGACGCGGTGGACGTTACCAAACAGTCGTCTACGAACAAATGGCGGGAATTCAAGGCCGGACTTCTCGACGGCGGCGAGTGGACTCTGACGATGAATCACGATCCCGATGCCATTTTCGACACGATGGGGACCGCCGGAACATTGCTCGTTACCTGGCCGTCCGGAGCAACGCGGAAGTTTACGGCATCGGCTATCTTCGTCGGGCGCACCGCTTCTGCGTCTCTCGGACAGAAGATGGTCGCCGACTTTACGTTCAAGATCACGGCCGCGCCAAACTGGCTGTATACCTAATCCTTGATTATCAGGAGGAACGATGGGCGCAATCATGCCCGACGAAGCACCGCCGAACGTCAACGGCGAATTACCTGAACTCAGCCGCGAAGCGATCGAGGCGGCGGACGACCGGCCGCTTGTGGCCCTCGATATCCCCGAGTGGAAAGGTCGGGTCTGGATCCGGCCGCTCTCAGGAGAGGAGCGGGATCAATACTGGAATTCGCTATTCGTCGGAGACGGCCCGGCCCGAACCCTCGAAATGAAGCTGGCCCGTGCGAAAGCGGCGGTGCTTTCGTGCTGCAAGGCGGACGGATCGCTGATGTTTTGCGACCACGATATCGAGTGGCTTGCTAAGAAGGCATCGAAGCCGCTTGAGCGAATCTACCAACTGGCGGATCGGCTCTCGGCAATCAGTCCAGGCTCGTTGGAGGATCTCGTAAAAAACTGAAGCGGGACCAGTGGAGACAATTCCTTTTGCGGCTCGCCCTAGAACTTCGGTTCCCGTCGGTTGACGCGATGCTGGCTGACCCGCAAATGACTTCACTGGCCCTTTCCGAGTGGCAGGCGTTTGAGGCGCTCAATGGCCCGATTGGTCCGGCCAAGTTTGACGACCTGTTCCGATTCCTGGCGGCCGCGGTGGGGCAAGTGAAAAACCTTGACGACTTTATTCCGCACTGGTGGAAGACGCGGGTTGTGACTGTGGAGGAAATGACGCCGCGGGAATACATGGACGCGGTGATACGCAAGCGGGAAGAGATTCGGGCGGCCTTCGCCGGGAGGTAATCGTGCTGACGATCGAAATGACGATTGCGATCAACCTCGCACGGCGGCCCGATCGGTGGGACGACTTGCAGCGGGAGCTTGCCGCGACCGAGTGGCCGTTGCCGAGACCGATTCGCTATCTCGCACAGGACGGCCGCGACTTGGAGCCGCCCGACTGGTGGCAACTCAAGTATCCGCACTCGCGTTGCGGGCAATACGGCTGCTTTCTCTCGCACGCCGAGTGCATTCGCTGGGCGGCCCAATTCGATTGGGACTCGGTGCTGATTCTTGAGGACGACGCCTTTTTCTGCCCCGGCTTCCGCGAGCGGTATTACCAGTTTGCGGCGATGGTCCCCGACGACTGGGATCTGGTGTACTTTGGCGGCAACTGGCAAGACCCGGACTGTGAGCCGCCAGAGGAAATCCAGCCCGGCCTCCTCCGTCTGCACGGCTGCCTGACGACCCACGCCTACGTGGTGCGATCCACGATCTACAGCCGCTTGACGCAGGTGCTCAGTTCGCCCGCGGCCTTGCAGACGTTCCCGATTCATACGATTGACCGCATCCTTTGCGCGATGGGCCGTCGCGGGGACTTCACTTCGTACGCGCCGCGCCGCTGGTTGGTCGGGCAATCGGGCAGCCCGAGCGACCTCTTGACCGGGTGCAGCCTGGCACCGCGGTACTGGAACGCAGAACTCCCGTCGAAAGCTGAGGTGCAGTAGTGGCGAGCATCGGCGAACTGGCGATTAAGTTGCGGATGCAAGACGAGTTCTCGGCGAATCTCGCCAAGCAACGGAACGCTTTGGCACAGTGGGGCCAGAGTGTGCAAACGGAGGCGGCAAACTGGACGCGGCAAATGGACGTGGATCGCGCTGCGAACAGCATCGGTTCTCGACTCTCCGCAGGATTGGCTAAGTATGGCCCGATCATTGGCGCGGCAGTCACCGGGGCAGCTATCTCCGGCATCACGGCGGCGGGATATGAAATCCTCAACAACTGGGGCGCGGCGATGGACAAATTCGCCGCAAGCAACAAGCTCTCCAAGATTCTCGGGGCAAACCCCGAAGAGATTGGCCGCTTGGCGTATGCGGCGAAGATCGCGGGAGTGGATTTCGATTCCTTCGCGCAGGCGGCCAAGCGGTTCGAGAAGAATCTAGGCGAAGCGGCGGCTGGATCGAAAGATCAAGCCGAGGCATTCCGCGACCTTGGACTCGACGCGGCTACGCTGCAAGGCAAGTCCTTCCAGGAGCAATGGACCGCTGTCGCCCGATCGCTAGAGAATGTCCACGCGCCTAGTGAGCGGATGCGGCTGGCAATCTCTGCGATGGGACGGCAGGCAGCGGACATCCTTCCAATGCTTGAAGGGCTCGATGAGCGACTCAAGAGTATGGGCACGCCGATGACCGCGGAGCAAGCCGCTTGGGCCTCCGCGCGAAAGAAGGCGGGGCGCATCAGTGAGGAGTACGGCGAAGATTTCGCCGCGAACGTACTGGGACTGCCAAAGTTTGCGACGAAATGGCACGAAGCCAAGGCAACGCTCTATGCGATGTTTTCAGGCGACTACGAGGGGGTCCAGCGAATCGAGGAAGAGTTCAAGAAGCTCTACCATGCTGCAAGCGAGGCGGGGACTGCCGAGGCCGAGGCCCATCGGAAAGCTGAGCGAGCAGCTCAAGATCACGTCAACGGAATCAAGAGACTTACCGAAGCATTTAAGCCCCTCAGAGACATCATTCGCGGCGTCGATGACGAGCGGGCGAAAATGGCGATCGGTCAACGCGGAATGCTTGAGGCAAAATTCTGGCAAGAGGCAAGCAAGCAAGGACTCACCGGGTCGCAGGCATGGCCGGCATTTATGCGCCTCAAGCAATCGCTGGACGATAATGAGGAGGCGAAGAAGTTTGCCGAGAGGCGACAGAAGCGGGACCGCGATTCGATGCAGGCCGAAGAGGATGCACGCAACAAGCGGATTCAATGGGAATCGCAGCAGAAGCAGCAGGCCGGATCGCTATTCGATCAGTCGCTTGATCCGCTGGGCAAGTATGTCAAGAGCATGAACGAACTACAGCGGATGTTGAACGCGGGCCGAATTGACGAGGGAACCTACGGCCGACTGAAAGAGCAGTACGTTCGCGGATACGGCCAATCGCTCCCGCAGCAACGCCAGCCTTCTTTTCTCTCTGATACTTCCATCGGTTCCGCCGGCTGGTATCGCTCGCTGTTTGCCCAGCAGTCCCCGATCAAGAAACTTGAGGACATCGAAAAGGAGGCCCTTGACAAGATGAAAGAGCAGACGGATTACGTTCGCCAAATCTGGAATCGTGTAGAGCAAATGAACGCCGAACCGGATAACGTAGCGAGCCTCAACTAATGTCCGCGACCTACACCGGGATCAAAGCCCTCTCACTGACCGCTGACCGCGGCTTCGGGGAGCGGAGCTACACGTACACCGCTTTGGTCGTGACCACCGGCAACGAGGGACCGCTCGCAGTCTGTTCGGCGGCCGGCCTACCTGTTCCTGAGACAACCGCCTTCCAATACCTGAGTGAGAACGATCAGGGAGCCGTCTGCCGGAAACTGACGCCGCGGCAAGTCGGGCCGACGGACTGGGAGGTAATCTGCCAGTTCTCGACGAAGCAGGCGGACCCGAAGACCAGCGACCCCAGCTACACGGACAACCCGTTTGCGGACCCGCTTGAGATCACGGGGAGCCCGCAGTTTCATCCGTTCTCGTTGCCGTATGACCAGGACGGAAAACACTTCGTCGCCAGCAACGGCGAACCCTATGACGAATCGGTCGCACAATTCGACATCGCTGATCTAGAGCTTCGTGTCACGAAGAACGAGCCGTATTGCGACTTCTCCCTGTGGTATGACTACCAAAACTCGGTCAACGCCGATGGGTTCTACATGGCACCGGCCCGAACCGCCCGGTTCCTTGTTCCCGACTTCAGCTTGCAGCGTCGAGCGGGGGTAGCTTATTGGCAGGTCGTCTATCACTTCCTGATTCGTGCGGCGGTTATCGCTGGCCTCACCTACTCATGGGATACAACGGTACTCGATGAGGGCACCTTCTACCTGGACGGTGCCGACAAGCGAATCTGGCTTGACGCCAACAAGATGCCCACCAGCGGAAAGATTTTTCTCGACGGCGAGGGCGGATTGTTGACTTCAACTCCCGAACAGGTCTACACCGGCGCTGTCACGCCGATTTATAACACGTTCCGCAAGTACAAGACCCGCGACTTCTCAGCACTTGGCTTAGGGTAAAGACATGGCAGACAACACGATTCCCATTCCTTCGGGCAGCATTACGGAAGCGGCGCTCAAGAGCACTTTTCGCCTGCCGGCGGCCAAAGGCATCCACCATTTCGGCAAGGAGCATCGCCAGCTTGGCGGTGCGGACGTGGCCGCTAAGACCGACCTGATTCATATCGCTAGCTACGCTGGCTCGGTCGTCGCGTTTAAGGTGGTGACAATCACAGCCCCAACCGGCGGCGACAAAGCGTTTACGGTGGACCTCAAGAAGTCAACCGGTGGCGGGGCTGTGGCGACGATCCTTTCCGCGGTCGTCACAGTCAACAGTACCTCGACCTCGCTCGTGGTGCAGTCCGGTACAATCAGTTCCGCTGACTACGTGGCCGGCGACATCTTTGAGGTGGTCGTTGCCGTCAGCGGTTCGACCGGCTCGCAGGGTCAGGGCGTGATTGCGGAAGCCTTTTTCGATGAGTACGCTGCATGAGCAAGTGGCATCTCGACGATAACTTTGTCCGCACGCTGCGCTCAATGGTCGCTTGGTGGCGCACGTGGATGGGAGAGGGCGGCGGGTCTTCTTCCGGGAACGGCCCCGCTCGCGTGTGGGAGTATTACGGCAAGATGGATGAGGCCGTCGCCTCGACGGACCTTACCACCAGTCGGACCATGAGTATCTACTATTGGGACGGAAATTCTTGGGAAGACACCACGGAAAATCTGGAAGTCTATCCCCCGCCTCTGCTCACGTCGGGGAGCATCGCTAGCGGCAAGTGGGTCCGTGTCCGTTGGATCGATGGCCCTTATGGCTCCGGCCGATGGGAAGTCAACGGCGCGGAGTGCTGATATGGCCGGAACATTCCGCTTCGAGCCATGCCCGACTTGCTGCGAGGGCTGCACCTACTTCCTGGACGACTTCAACCGGGCGGACATTGGCGACGATTGGACGGTTGCTGTCGGGACGGCGGCGATCGTTTCCAATGAACTGAAATTCACAACGGCCGTTTCGCGGGCCGACTGCCTGATAGAAAACCCCGAGGCCGACCCGGAATTGCGATTGGTGGTCAAGGTGAAATTGACGGCCAACTCTGCCCTCGCGGAAATCTACCTGGACAATCTGAGTGCTCTTCTTGAGCTAGAGCGACTCGACACCGACCACGCGGAAATTCGCCTCACCACTACGGGAACGGCAACGGAGACCGTCGCATGGGACACGGTTGAGCAGAAGACTATAACGGTCTGCGTGGGGACGGAACGGATCGCGGTGATGGTTGGCGCATCGCTGATTCACTCCGCCACCTATACCGCTACATCGTCGCTCGTTTCGGTGGGGTCAGCCGGGACAAACAACTCGGTTTTCTTCGACGATTTCCAGCTTGATTATAATCACGAACTACATCCCCAGTGCCCAGCGTGCGACTATCCATGCGACCCCTGTACCTCAACCGCCCCCGCACAACTCAAGGTCGTGATTTCGGGCGTCACCGCCTATGCACCGTATTGCTGCAATGATCTGAATGGCACGTTCTACCTCGACATAGTTGACGCCTGCACGTGGGCCTACGATTTGCCGAGCGATCTATGCGACGACACGGCTGCATGGTATCGATTGGTTGTGGTTCTAACTGGCGAGATGCTAGCAGTACAGTGGTTGCCTCGGTCCTATGGCTATGGAAGATGTACGTGGATGGATTTAACTCCCGACCTTTCCTGTGCGGACTGGTCGGATTACAGCGTAGCGATGTATAATCCTCTTGGTGCAGCTTGCAATCACGCTAGCTCAACATGTCTGTTATCGGCAGTTTAGATTGTATTCTTACACCGCTCGACGATGCCCGCGGCTATTGCCCAGCCTGCGATCCCGACCGCCGTCGGCCGATCGAGCTATGGGCTCATCGCAACTGCCGAGCGGTCGATACCGAGCGGCAATTCGTCGCACGCCAGAAGGCCGCGAGCATGCGAGGCTTGGTTGCCAGTGAGCGAGCGAAGCACACGGGGCCGCTCCGCTCCGAGGCGGAAGTCGCTGCGATCCTCGACGTCTGCGAGGCCCGCGGAGCGTGGCCGTGCACGGCCTATGACAAGATGCAAGCCTGGCTGGCCGACGTGCTCAGTCCGGCGGCGTGGCGGCCGGAGTGGGGGAAGAGGTGTCCGCATTGATCCACCCGCGCGGCTACTGGCTCTGGCCGGACGCCCGGGAGCATCTTTTCGACGCCGGGCTTTGCGGGGCACTTGCCCTTTTCTTTCGCGGCCGGTCGGTGATGGACCTCGGGTGCGGTCCCGGGTTCTACGTCCGCCAGCTTCGGGCGGCCGGAATCGACGCCCGGGGAATCGACGGCGATCCCGGACTGAGCGAGCCCTATTGCCGGATTGCCGACCTGACGGAGCCGGGTGCGATTGGGCCGGGTGACGTGGCGGACTGGGCGTTGTGCCTTGAAGTCGGCGAGCACGTCTCCGCCGAATTTGAGGCGGTCTTCCTGGCGAACCTCCACGCGGCGAACCGCCGGGGCGTCGTTCTTTCATGGGCGCCGCCCGGCCAAGGTGGGACCGGGCACGTCAACGAGAGGTCGAGGGAGTACGTCGCGGAGAGGATGCACGCGGCGGGCTACTGGGAGGATGCCGACGCCACGATCGATCTCAGGGCCGCGGCTTCGCTGACATGGCTCCGGAGGAACCTCAGCGTTTGGCGTCGATGAGATCACGGGCTGTGCCGCGAGTAAGCGGCGGGCGGCCGTTCTGTTTCGATTGCGCAAACCGATCGAATCGATCCCAATAGGTCCGGGCATCGGCAAGCACTTCATTGGTGCGAAGGACGGCGCCTTTGTGTACTTCCATTCCCTTGAACGGACGGAGCTTGGCGAGCGACTGGATTGACTTGACCTCTCCCGCTAGTTTGGCGATTTGTTGGGCATCCCGTTGACCGATGGCCTGTCGCCGTTGTTTTTCCAGGGCTGGGATTCGCTCGCGGACTAGGGTGCGGACGTGTGCCTCGACCGCTGCGCGGCGCTGCTCTTGTGCCGCCCCTTGCTCCTCTTCGTCCAGGATCGATTCCCGGGCAGCCCGCTCGCGTATTGCCCGAGCCGATTCCAGCCAGGCTTCCTGCCCCTGTTGCCGAAGCTCATTGAGGCTGCTCGCCCATTGTCGCGTTCCGACGGTCCCGGGTGCCGGCAATCGATCGCCGGGAAGCTGCCCCACCGCCACCAGCAAAATCAGCGTGTACATGGCTCCACCTCCTTTTCCCTCCGCTATACCCTCTTCGCTTCCCGCCGTCAACTCTTAGCTCCCCACGCCCCGCCTCCCGCGTTCCTCCGGCCCCGGTCGATATTCTACCCATACCCCGCTCCGACGCCTTAGCGGGGGCGTGGCGAATTGCCTCAGATATAGTTGTCTGAAATGGGGCGGGAATCCCCCCTTCTTAGCCATTTTGGAAATTCGGGCGGAATTCTTGTCAGGAACGGTTGACCGGCGGCCTATATATGGTGTAGACTGTGGATGCTGACGGACGATAAAGAACATTGGAAGGGAAAAGAAATGAGCCGAATCGAAAAGAAAATCGCCTGGACGACGAAAGGCGGCAAGCCGGCCCGGATTACGATTCAGCTGGAAACCTCAAAGGAAGTCGAAGCCGACGGCGACATGTGCGAGGTGCCGTGCTGCGAACTGCAGATCGAGGCAGAGGTTGCCGGCCTCCCGCAAATCGGCCCGATCGCTCGCCGCTCGGTAACGGTGGCCGGCGACACCTACCCGGCCACGATCGGCAAACTGGTAATCCCGGCCGCCCAGTTGGCTCAGGTGGATACCGCCCTGTCCGAAATCTACGCCACGCCCGAGTGGCAGGCGAAGCTGGCGGCCGAAGCCGCTGACGCGGCTGCCGAGTGGAAATACGCGGAGCACGCCACGGCGATGCGGCGGCACATGGCAGAGTGAGTTCCTTTTTCTCAGGAGATGACGCATGAGCGCGAAGAACCCCGGGGCCGGCTGGTATTTCTCGATTCACACGATGAGCGGCTGCGGAATTTCCAGCGGCACGAGCACGCGGGGGCCGTTCGAGAATGAGCTTGAGCGATTCGAGGAAATGGCCAAGCACATCAAGGCTGGCAGCACGATCACCACGTACAGGATCCACGAGGATGGATCTGAGAAAGAGGGAGTGTAGAAATGAGCAAGAAGCCCCAGTCAATCGATTTCAAGGCCCGCCTTCGCGGGCGTGAGCGTTCGCCTGCGGCCGAGCGGCGAACCGAGACCGTAAACGTGCTGCTCACTCCGGCCGAGCGTGAGCGACTGAACGAACTGGTCTTGGCGGCGGACCTGACGGTGACCGAGTTCTGCCGCCGGCGGATTTTTGCGGAGACTGACCGATGAGAGAGCCAAAAGACTTCACCCGGCGGCGAAAGGGCGGGAACATCGTGCTCTGCCAGCAGTGCGGCCGCAAGGGCTGGCTCCGACAGTACCGCGACGGGTCGGCCGAGGTGATCCACCGGATTGAGTACCGCGGGATAATGCCGATCGTCGCGGACCATTGCACGCTAGAACGAGTCCACTAACCGCGGCACTGCCGCAGAGGAGGGAGAGAATGGCACGCGCAAAAAACCTAAAAAACCTGATGATCTACAACGGCGTGGACCTGCGCGAGATGCTGGCCGTGGATGGCGACGGAATGGAGGTGGATTCTTCGTGGATCGGCTATCGCGAGGGAGGCGACACACGCGCCCACGTGCGGCGAATGGATGATCGCGGATCGACCGACGAGGTAAGCGTAATCGCGCTTGAGGCTGACGCGGACAGCTTGCTGGTCGGCGAATTAGTATTCGCCAGCGATTTGGCACTTGCCCAACTCAAGCGGAAGCTGCACATGCTATCCGAGTGCTGTTCGGCTGGCACGCTCGCCTGCGATGCCGGCGTGTACGATTTTTGGTTCTAACCGCGGCCACGCCCGCAAGAGGAGGAGATTGAGATGAGCGAGGTTACGATTATCTGCGACTGCGGGTACTGCACAGACATCAGCCTGATTAGCGAGACCAATCCACGCCGCTGCTCAAAATGCGGCGGGGAATTGAAAATCAGCGGGACAGACGATCCGGTGTACGTGGACGGCGAATACAACCCGGTTTTGTTCTCGGACAAGGACGCTGAGTAACCCACTCCCGCCCACCCGGGCGGCACGCCCGGGGCGGAAGAAAGGACGAACATGAACGACATACGTGAAGCATTGAAACGCCTGAGCAAGCTGCCTGACGCCTGGAACTGGTGTATCGAAAACTCCAAGCTAGGCATAGTCGTAACCGTAAACACGCTCGGCGACGGCTGGCTGTATTACCAGGAAATCGTGCAGACGGTTGACGAAATACCGACCGCTATCAATCTGGTGTTGGAGCGAGTCGAGCGGCGGGATCCATCGGACCCGATCCCGGCGCGGCCGCGGCCGAAAGAAAGGACGAAGCGATGAACAACGACCATTACCGCCTCGAAGGCGAGCGAGAACTGCGGGAGGCTATCACGTCGAGTCTCCACGCTCGCATCGCGGCGCTCGAGGAACTGGTGCGAAGGCTGCGGGAAACCGACGAATACGGGTTGCTCCTTTCGTGCCCGAGCAAGCTCGCCGCCTACAACGCCGAGACGGAGCGGATGATCTCCCAGTGTGGGCAGACCGCCCCCAGCAAATCAGTCTGACCCTGCCCCGGGTCACCGGGCACGCACGAAGCCGCCTCTGCTCTCCGGAGCACGCGGCTGACGGCGTTTCTTGCCAAGGTGCGGCCGCTCCGCTATAATTCGGGTGAATTGAAGCCCGAAAGGGCCTCTGGGATGCCGGCGCCGAGTCCGGCGTGAATATCGCGGCATGAGCCGCAACAACGATTTTGCCTTGAACAACCCCGGGTCTGCTCCCGGGGTTGTTCGTTTCTTGGGCACTCTGGCCGTGCGCTAGGTTCAGCCTAGCGACCCTAATCTAAGCCTGACAGTTCGGGACCAAGAGGCCGGAGGTTCAAATCCTCTCGCCCCGACTCGACGTAAACCGCTGGTACGGCGGGTGATTCGTCGCTTTGCCGACGTTCGGTTCACAACGTGTCGATTTCTCTTGACCGTTAGGAACCATCCTAATATATTGGGGGCATGAGCACCGTGGCATCCGACCTCCAGTTTGTGTTTGGGCAGCGAATCAGGGCAGAGCGAGAGCGGCAGGGCATCAGCCAAGCCGAACTCGCAAGGCGGCTCGATATGCATCAGCCGGACCTCTGCGATCTTGAGAAGGGCCGCCATTCTGCGACCCTCGAAACGGTCGAACGGATTGCGATTCAGCTTGCGGTTCCGCCTTCGACCCTTCTAAACTCGCCACAGCCAACGGCTTAGGAAATTTCCGAATTTCTTGCCGTTCCGGGCTGATTCTCCATTGACATCTTAGGAACGTTCCTATAGATTAGGACACGTCCTAAGATTCATCCCGGGGGTACGATCCCCCGGCCTACTCCATGCCTCGGAGGGCTCGGCCCGTGGAGTTGTGGCGGCACGGCGGCATTCTAGACAATTTATCTGGCAGTTCCATCATGCGGACTGTCGGATTAGATTGGCACACCTACGGATGGTGCAAGACGTACTGCGGGTCGCGCGCCCGCACGGAAGGCACTAGCACGGCCCGCCCATTACGGGAGACCGTGCAACATGATCTTGCCTCTGAGTGTGTCCGACTTCGCCGCCCGCGTGTATCTGCCTCACCACCCCTCGATCTCGCCGACCTGGCGGGCCGAGATTCTGAGGACCGCCCGACTGATCGAGGAATGGAGCGGCGAGCCGCTGTCGATCGGGGAGTTGACGGACGACCTGATTGCCGACTGGCTCCTGATGAGCAGCGGCCGCTGGTCCGCCAAGACGCTCAACAATCGCCGTATGACGATCTTGACGCTCTGGCGGTTCGCCCACCGCAAGGATCACCACGCGGGCCTGCCCCGCGACGTGCCGCGATGGCCGGAGATTCAGCGTGTGCCCGAGGCGTGGACGCTCGAGGAGATCGAGCGGCTGCTGGTCACCTGCTCGCGTCTTGTCGGCCGGGTCGGTCAGGTGCCCGCGTCTTGCTGGTGGCCCGCGCTCTTGCTCACGCTCTATTGGAGCGGTGCCCGGATCTCGACGGTGCTCGCAATCGAGCCGGCGGACTTCAATCCGGCCGAGGGCTACGTCGTCGCCCGGCACACGAAGAACCGACGCGAGAAGCTCTACCCGTTGCACGCTCAGGTGGTCGAGGCCATCGCCCGGATATTCGACCCGGCGGCACCACGGCTGTTCGTCTGGCCGTACTGCCGGCGGCAATTATGGGCGCAGTTTCGCAAGCTGGTGGTCAAGGCCGGGCTGTCGATCGGCAAGGGCGGGATGCAGTTATTCCACCGACTCCGACGATCCAACCTCTCGTACTGCGCGGTGGCCGACGTGAGAATCGCCCAGAGGCAGGCGGATCATTCCTCGGAGGCATTGACCAGGGCAAGGTACATCGATCCGCGAATCGCACCGGAGCGGTCGGCGGTGGACGTGCTGCCAGTGCCGCGATTTCACGCGGCGTAATTCAGGGTGGCCGTGACGTCGGGCCGGTGACAATCCCTCTTGGCCGAGGAGGAGTTGCTGGCCCGGCGTCGTTTCTTGTTCACGAGCTTCGTCCGGGTGTGTGTCCCCGGACCACGAGCCGGTCGGTGCATTCCCTTTCGGGCTCTCCCGGCCGGCGTTTTTCTACGGGGCCAGCGGCCCGGCCTGTCTCAAGGATCCCGCGGGCCGGGATGCGGCACGAAGAGGCAAACCAACCGTGCAGCCGGTGCAAGCCCGGCCTGGCCCCTTCTCTTCTCTCCCCCGCGTCCTGCGTGTTACCCGATTGCGGGGCGCGGGGGGTCTTTTTTAAGCAGGAGGCTGACGGTTGACTAACGCCCTTGTTCCCGCCGAAGCGAAGCGGCACCTTGCTATCCTCGACAAGGCTCGCCAACAGCTTGCTGAAGCCCGGTCTATTTCCGAGGTCAAGGAAATTCGAGCCAAGAGCAAGGCCCTCTTCGACTACTTTAAGAGCCAGCGGGAAATGGGCCGGGAATCCAGGAACCATGCTCAGAAGATTATGTTTCTGGCGGAGATCCGAATCGGCGAAATGATAGCGGACACGAAGCTAAAGACCAACCAACACGGTGCCAGTAACGACGTGTTACCGGCATTGACGGACCTTGGTGTTACCAGAATCGAATCCTCTCGCTTTCAGGCTATGGCTCGTGTGGAACAGCAGACGTTTGACGATTGGTTTGACGGCGAATGTGGAGCAGGTCGGGAACCGACAAGGGCCGGACTCGTCAAGCTCGGCCGCCAGTCGCACCGGAAAGACTGGGCGGAAGATCCGCTTGAGCCCATCGAAGGCGTCTGTACCGACCTGCGTGAGCTTGTCGAGGCGGGCAGCAAGTTCCGTTGTATCTACGCGGATCCGCCCTGGTCCTACGACAATCAGGAGACACGGGCCTCGACGGACAATCACTATGGCACGATGACGGTGGAGCAAATCTGCGAAGAGCCCGTCTTGGAGCTGGCTGCCGACGACGCCCACTTGCACCTTTGGACGACGAACGCTTTTCTCTTCGATGCCCGAGCCGTTATGGCAGCGTGGGGATTTACCTACAAATCGTGCTTTGTCTGGGTGAAAAATCAAATGGGCATCGGGAACTACTGGCGGGTGTCCCATGAATTTATGTTGCTCGGAGTCCGTGGCAACGCGACCAACTTCCTCGCAAACGACCAGATGAGTTGGATCTGCACGGATCGGACAAAGCACAGCCGGAAGCCCCGCGAGGTTCGGCAGATGGTCGAGAAGGTAAGCCCCGGTCCTTACCTCGAAATGTACGGCCGGGAGGTCATTGACGGATGGACTGTTTATGGAAACCAGATTGAACGGAGTCCGCTCCTTGGAGATTGACGACGCCCGCGGGCGATTTCTACGGATGGGCTCGGCCGAGTTGGGTCGCTTTGGCGAGGCCCTTTGGTCTGCGGTATTCAGTGCGTCGGGGGTGCGGTACGTCCCGCTATGCAGAATCGAGAACGGCGGCGCGCCAATGCTTGAGGGAAACGGGCGGATTGTCCTGCCTGACTTTGACGCCTACGGAAAAGGCTGGACGGCGTTCATTGACTCCAAGGCAAAGACGAACGTGGTCCGGTTCAATCTCGCCAAGGAACTCCGACACGGCATCGACAGGCGGAATTGGGAAGAATACCTACGGTGCGGTGTGGTCGCACGGAAGAAGACCGGGATCGCCATCGTCGAGGTCTTTGGCGAAACCAAGAGCGAATGGTCTGGGGCCTTGCTCATTGAATCGCTGCGAAACCTGAATCCGCCAATCGCCGGGTTCTCCAATCAAGAGCACATGGTCTATTGGCCCCGCAAGCGATTCGTTGAACTCGACACCCTAAATCCTCTTGAGCTTTTCGAGGTCGCCAAGAACGTGCGGCCGGCCCCGTCCTACCGAGAGGAGTTGCGGCAGATTTTCAATTTTGACGCGGAGTTTCAAGGGGACTTGTTTCAATGACCCCCGGCACCCCGCCACACGGGACGATTGACAACTTCCCGTTTCGTGGCGACACGGGCGGGGTGCCGCTTTAACGGAGAACGAAATGTACACCTGCAATGGTTCGCCTCACGGCTGCGAAGGCGAGCGGTTTGGCGGCTGTGAATTTCACGAAAGAAACGACCCGATGCACGGAGTCTACCTGACGAAACATCCGCCGGTCTGGTCGCGGCTTTTCGCGTCGCATTATCGGTGGGCTGGCGTGATTTGCCTGTCGCCGTGCGGGGACGAATGGCAACTGGCAGCGGCGTTCATTACAGGAGCATGACGAAATGGCTTGGACCCTAATCGCCTTGAGCTTCGTCGCCTGGTGCGTCTGTGCTGTCTGTGCGTGGTGGGAAATCCGCCGGGCGCCCGTGCTGCCGGTCGAGCCGCGACAGCCGAAGCGGGTCAAGGTCTTGGCGGTCCCGCGGGGAGCCGAAGTCTACGTGGTGGTCTACCGCCCGGACCAGGTGGACCAGGCTGCCAACGTACTGGCCCGCTGGGCGGCGGATAGCGAGTTGTCGTTCGATTGGGGAGATGCTTGTTGGGCAGGGCGGATGCTTAATGAGGAACGGGCAGAGGCGAAAGGAAGGAGGTGCAGGGTATGAATGAGGAATGTTTGGTAGATGAATGTAACCGCTACGTACACAGTCGCGGACTATGCAGACTCCACTATCAAGAGCTGTCCCGCGAGGTGCGGGAAGGGAACACATCATGGACGGAGCTTGAGGAACTCGGACTCGCTATTCCGTCTCGGAAATACCGAAAAGGGCGCAGCGGGATGGAATTGATTGAGGCTGCTCGGTTGCGAAAGACACAAGGATAATGCCCCGCGAGCAGCGGGCAATTTACACGGAGGGAACCATGTTAGTGATTTCCAGGAAGGCAGGCGAAACGATTCTGATTGGGGACGTGACGGTGAAGATTCTGAGCACCCAGCCGTCCCGGGTGAAAGTCGGGATTGAGGCGGATAGGGACGTGCGAGTTGTGCGAGGCGAACTAGAAAAGGAGGAGGAGAAGCCATGATTTTAGCGTACACGCTTTCGATGCCGCGGAACAACGCTTGGAATGGCAAGTGGAGCGGAGAGGGCCAGTTGTATGTTCGGGTGCGGTCCTACCGCAAGGGCCAAGTCGCTCAAAAGATTCTGGACAACCAGCCCTATCCCTACAACTTCGGCGATGGCTGGGTTGCTCGCATCGACGTGCGAGAAGTCACGTCGGCCGAGGCTAGAAAACTCCGGAAAAAGTCAGCCGGGTTCTGCGGCTATGACTGGATGATCGACACGATCGTGCTGTACGGCAAGCCGCTGGCGAACGACGAAATTCCCGAGGCAGTAAAAGCATAGGAGAGCGAGCATGGCGACGACTGAGACGGTGGGGTGGGTGGACCGGCCAGAGCGGCAGACGCCTCCGCTCGAACCGGAAACAGAATTGCGACTGACCGACCAAGCGGGGATCCACGTTTATTTCTACTCCTTCGGCACGATGGGCTGCTTCTATGTTCGGCTCGCTAACACGATTGGCGAAGCACTGCCGAGCGAGCACGAAGCCGCAAAGGCAGAGGCGATTCGTCGAGCGATCCCTGCCGTCGAAGAGGCCCTCGCTCGCCTCCGCGAGATCGCGGGGAGGCAACCGCTCGATATGACCGCCTACGCGAACCGGGTGCTGGCGGGGCCGGGAGGTGGGGAGTGACCGCCTACGTGAAAGAATCCTGTCGCAAGATATGCACAGCCCTGGTGCATCTCTGGATTGCGGGAACGTACTGCGAGAAAGACGACACCGGGAAAGCCAACACGCTTCCCGAGACCACGATGTTCTACGTCTACCCGGACGATTTGTGCTGGGGGAAAAAGATACTCGGCAAGTCTCGGATCCGTGTCGAGTTGACACTCGAAAAGGAGCCATATTACCAATGACCCACTGCTCGAACTGCGGCGAACTCTACCCGGAAGCCTGCATGACGATCACAGAGGCGGGAATTCTCTGTCTGGACTGCCTGTGCGACTACCGCGAGGCCCAACGCCGTTATGCCGCGTCGCTCACGTTCCCGCAGAGGCACGCGGAGGGGCTGGATAGGGCGGGCGTGGATAGGCCGAGTGACCAAGTTTAGGAGATGACAATGGAGAACATGCACGAACCTGCGTTCCCGATTCCCGAGGGGCGCGTTGGCCTCTACACCGCCGGCCTGACGAAACGCGAGTGGCTTATCGGCCAGGCGTTGCCGGCGATCATCCTCGATTGGATGCAGACCCACGAGTGGAAAAGCGGCGACGCCGTCGAA